ACTAGCCGAAATGGATAGTCTAGTTCAAAAAATAGATGTTTTGGACGCAAAAGTTGAAAGATACAGACCTAAAACAGCTCAAGAAAAATTAGAACTTAGAAGTTTGGATTCAGGACCATTTAAACAAAACTTGGCAGACTTTTTCAAAGACAAAGAGGTAGAAATGGAAAAAACAGGTAAGAATGAATATGTTCTTACAAAAGACGAAGTAGAAAATTACAGCCCATCTGAAATAGAAAAAACATTTAACGAACCTATGGAAGATGAAGATGATTTACTACTTAACAGATATAATTCATAATTTTTAAGGTCGATAAAATCGACCTTAATTTTTTTTTGGCGACACTATTTGACTAATACTTTTAATACAATTATAATTCTAACACATAAACTTTAAATTTTTAATTACACATGGCGACAAATTCATTAGACGCAGTACTAGCACAGTACGAGAAATCACAAAGTAGTTCAAACACTACATCAAAAATGTCTTCTGAAGACCGAATGAAAAAGTATTTCGCGGCACTTCTCAAAGACAATGAAAAACAAGGACAAAGAAAAATCCGTATTTTACCTACAACTGACGGATCTTCACCATTCAAAGAAGTATGGTTTCATGAAATTCAAGTTGATGGTAAATGGCAAAAATTTTACGACCCTTCGAAAAACGATAATGAAAGATCACCGTTGAACGAGGTTTACGAAGAACTAATGTCTACAGGTAAAGAATCCGATAAAGAACTTGCAAAACAATACAAAGCTCGAAAGTTTTATATTGTTAAAGTTATTGACCGTGACAATGAACAAGACGGAGTTAAATTTTGGCGTTTCAAACACAATTACAAACAAGAAGGTATTCTTGATAAAATTATTCCTATATGGAAAGCTAAAGGTGACATTACCGATCCTGACAATGGTCGTGACTTAATTTTGGAATTAACAAAGGCAAAAACTCCAAAAGGTGCGACTTACACAGTAATACAAACTGTAATGTACGATGATCCATCACCAATTTCAAAAGACGAAAGTCAAATGTCTGAATGGGTTGGAGATGAAATGACATGGGAAGATGTTTATTCTAAAAAACCTGTTGAATATTTGGAAGCAATCGCAAGGGGAGAAACACCAAGATGGGATTCCGAAAAAGGTGGCTATGTTTATTCCAACGACGAAACTTCTGAAGTTTCTATGGGAGGATCAAAATCAGTGTCGATTACCGAGATTGAAGACCCTCAGGCGAATAACGAAGTTGATGAAGATTTACCATTTTAATTTTTAAAAAAAAAGTATAACGGGAGCAGTTTATTGTTCCCGTTTTTTTGTCTATATTTTTAAAAAAACAAATTATGAAACCTTTCATTGCTGAAAAATTAAAAGAAGCCCTTGTTAAAAAGTACGAGGCAGAAATCGCAGATGCTGAAGCAAGACTTTATGTTTATTTTACCAATCCTGTTGGTATTGGGGAACACCCACAACACACGGAGGAAATGGATAATTTAGTCGGGCAACTAACAGATGCTAAAGATAAATTAGAAACAATTACAAACTTCAAAATATACGAACTATAATGGCACTCAAAAAAAACGACTTTAGTTCAATCAAAAAAAAGTTCTCCACGGACGCAAAATACAAACCACAGAGATTTTTTGATCTTGGGTCCGAATTTCTTGATGCGGTTGGACTACCTGGTCCTGCAATTGGACATTTAAACATGTTACTTGGTCACTCTGACACAGGAAAAACAACGGCACTTATTAAAACTGCGGTTGATGCTCAGAAAAAAGGGATCCTTCCTGTTTTTATTATTACAGAACAAAAGTGGTCTTTTGAACACTCTAAACTTATGGGTCTTGAATGCGAAGAAGTTGTAGATGAAGAAACAGGAGAATTAACATGGGACGGATTCTTCCTCTTCAATAATAATTTTGACTACATCGAACAAATTACAGAATACATCAATGACTTATTAGATGCTCAAGAAAAAGGTGAATTAGATTATTCTCTTTGTATTATGTGGGATTCGGTAGGATCGGTTCCTTGTAAGATGACCTACGAGGGTAAAGGAGGTAAACAACACAATGCAAGTGTTTTGGCCGACAAAATTGGTATGGGTATTAACCAAAGAATTTCGGGATCTCGTAAAGCAGATTCTAAATACGAAAATACCCTAATCATTGTTAACCAACCTTGGGTAGAATTACCTGACAATCCATTTGGTCAACCTAAGATCAAAGCAAAAGGTGGTGAAGCAATTTGGTTAAACTCTTCTTTGGTATTCTTATTTGGTAATCAGAAAGGTGCGGGAACAACAAAGATCACGGCAACAAAAGACAAGAGAACTGTGAAGTTTGCTTCAAGGACAAAAGTGTCGGTTATGAAAAACCACATCAATGGACTTGGTTTTGAAGACGGAAGAATCATTGTAACTCCACACGGATTTTTACCTGGTAAAGACACAACTGAGGAGAAGGTATCAATAGAAAAGTATAAGAAAGAATATGCTGACTATTGGAAAGATATAATCGGAGTTGATGGTGACTTTGATTTGAAAACAGAAAAAGAAGAAGTAGAGTAGAAATCATTTAAGTTTTAGGAAGTGTCCAAAACATTATTAGTAGACGGAAATAATTTATTGAAGATTGGATTTCATGGTGTTAGAGAATTCTATCACAATGGAAAACATGTGGGCGGAGTTTGGCACTTTCTAAACACTCTTCGAAAATTCTTAGAAGAACACAACTACAATAAAGTTGTAGTTTGTTGGGATTCCAAAACCTCATCAGTACAGAGAAGGTTAATATACCCCAAGTATAAGTTAAATCGTAAATCATCTGAAACAGAATCAAAAGAGGAATCTTTTGCGGAACAAAAACAAAGGGTTAAACAGTACCTTGAAGAGATGTTTGTAAGACAGCTAGAGACAGAACACGCAGAAGCTGATGACTTGATTGCTCATTACTGTAAAGTGTCATCAGATGAAGAAAAAACAATCTTCTCAAGTGATAGAGATTTAACTCAATTAATTGGGGAAAAGGTATCTATTTATTCACCATCCACAAAACAATATTATAAGTTTGGGGATAAAATTAAACTTCACGATATTGAAGTTCCTCACTATAATGTTAAAACAATCAAAATTCTTACCGGTGATAGTTCCGACAACATTGACGGAATATTTTATCTAGGTGAGAAGACTTTGGTGAAAATGTTTCCTGAACTACTTGAAGAAAGGGTAGAATTGTCTTATATTTTACAAAAGAGTGAACAACTCTTGAAAGAAGAAAAAGGAAACATTGCTCTTCAAAACCTATTGACTGGGAAAACAAAAGAGGGAATTTTTGGTGATGAGTTTTTCACTATAAATGAAAAACTTGTTAACTTGGAAAACCCACTTTTGAATGAAGAGGAAAAAGAGTTAGTTGGACTATATTACTCTGAGTCGTTGGATCCCGACGGAAGAGGACATAGAAATCTAATTCGAATGATGATGGAGGACGGGTTTTTCAAGTACTTACCAAAGGGTGACGACGCTTGGGTAAGTTTCTTGAAACCATTTCTCAAACTAACAAGAAAAGAAAAATCAAAATTTAGAAACAAAAAAAATTAAAAAAAAAACAAATGAGAGAACAGGATATAACAAAAGTAGAATTCTTGTTAATGTGTAATGATAACATTGTAGTTCAAAGGTTCTTCAATGTAAGAGGTTATAACAAAAATGCCCATAAGTCAGAAGAGTTTTATGACCATATTGACAGACTTTCAAGAGAGTTGAAATACGATTTAAAAATGAGATCTGTGGTTTATATGTTAGACAACCAATACGAAATTTTAGAAAACCCAGAACTTTTAAACACATCAATTACGGATGGTCCCGAAAATTTTAATTTAATAATTAAGGTTGGTGATATGACAATTTGTCATAGACAGTTTGACGCTAAACCCTACCCTCCGAAGGTCAGATACACCGTAGACCTACGGCCAAAGTTAAAAGCTATTATGGCCGAGTTGACTGACATTTTTTCAGGTCAAAAATTTAATTATTTTTATCCTAACTTTATCAAAAACTAGTACTATTTATCTTTACTAAAGGAGAAAAAAAAATATGGCGACTAGCAAAAACTTTGAATATTTAGGGAACACATTTCAGTTACAATTATTAAATCAAATTGTTGTAGATAAAGACTTTTCACACTCAATTCTTGATGTTATTGAAAACAATTATTTTGAAAACAAGTACTTCAAAATAATTATACAAATGGTGAAAGAGTATTATCTTAAATATGATCACACACCATCGTTCGAAACATTAGAACAAATTACTAAGTCTGAGTTACAACAAGCAACCGCATCCAAGATTGTTTTGGATACAATTAAGAAAATTAAAGATGCTCCTATCGACGGAGTAGGTTTTGTCCAAGAAAAGGCTTTAAAGTTCTGTAAACAACAAGAACTTCAAAAGGTTATGAGTAAAGCTCAAAAGATAATCGATGGAGGTGAGTTTGAAAGTTATGACACCCTTGAAGAAATGGTAAAAACCGCACTTCAAGTGGGATCAAAAGATACATCAATATTGGATGTATTCTCAAACCTCGATCAAGTTCTTGAAGAGGACTATAGACACCCTGTCCCAATGGGTATACCAGGTATCGACAGATTATTGAAAGGAGGTTTGGCAAAAGGAGAAATTGGCGTTATCTTAGCTCCTACGGGTGTTGGTAAGTCAACAATTTTAACTAAGATGGCAAATCACGCATTTAATCTTGGTTTTAATGTCCTTCAAATCTTTTTTGAGGATAACTCAAAGGTAATCCAAAGAAAACACTTTACCCTTTGGACCAAAATACATCCTGACGATTTGTCAGAAAAAAAGGATGAGGTCATGGCTAAAGTAAAAGAGATTGAAGACTCAATGCCGAATAAGTTGATTTTGAAAAAACTTCCATCTGATACGATGACGATGTTACAAATTAAAAATCAAATTAGAAAAATGGTTTCTGACGGAATTAAGATTGATATGGTAGTATTAGACTATATTGACTGTGTTGTTCCTGATAAGAATCTTGGTGATGAATGGAAAAGTGAGGGATCGGTAATGAGAGCATTCGAAGCAATGTGTCACGAGATGAATATAGTTGGTTGGACCGCAACACAAGGTAACCGATCATCAATATCGTCTGAAGTGGTAACCACAGATCAAATGGGTGGATCCATCAAAAAAGCACAAGTAGGTCATGTCATCATATCGGTGGCTAAAACACTACAACAAAAAGAACTTAAGTTGGCGACTATTGCAATTACTAAATCTCGTATCGGTGATGATGGTGTTGTATTTGAAAATTGTAAGTTTGACAACGCTATGATTGATATTGATACTGAAAGCTCAATGACCTTCCTTGGTTTAGAAGAGCAAAAAGAAGAAAGACAACGACAAAGAGTTAGAGAGCTTCTTGAAAAAAGAAAACAAAAAGAAACACAAACTAATTAACAAAAAAAATTTAATAAAATGGAAAAAATACTAGTTGAAAATCCTGGTCGGTTCGTCATCTTCCCTATCGAACATAATGATATTTGGGAATATTACAAACAACACCAAGCAGCGTTTTGGACTGCCGAAGAGGTAGATTTAACTAATGACATCAGAGATTGGGAAAACTTAACAGAAAACGAAAAATATTTTGTTAAAAATGTTTTATCATTCTTCGCAGCTTCTGATGGTATTGTGAATGAAAATTTGGCAGAAAATTTCTATAGAGAAGTCCAATATCCTGAAGCAAAGTTCTTCTATGGTTTTCAGTTGGCAATGGAGAACATTCACTCATTGATGTATTCATTATTAATTGATACTTACATTAGTAACCCTAAAGAAAAAGACGAGTGTTTCAACGCAATTGATAGACTGCCGGCGGTTCAAAAAAAGGCAAAGTGGGCGTTAGATTGGATTGAAAAAGCTTCTTTTGCTGAAAGGTTAGTGGCCTTTGCCGCAGTCGAAGGTATATTCTTTTCAGGTTCTTTCTGTTCAATTTTTTGGTTAAAATCAAGAGGTATCATGCAAGGTTTGTGTAACGCTAATTCCTTAATTTTCAAAGATGAAAATTTACATTGTGATTTTGCAATTCATTTGTTGAATAATCATTTAGAAAATAAACCATCTGAAAAAAAGATAAAAGAAATTTTATTATCCGCATTAGAGATTGAGAAAGAATTTATTACTGAATCACTACCAGTTTCTTTAATTGGTATGAATTCAAACCTTATGAAACAATATCTTGAATTTGTGGTTGATGGACTACTTGTCAAAATGGGTTGCTCAAAACAGTTCAATGTTGATCAACCATTCAAGTTCATGGAACAAATTGCTGTTGAAACTAAAGGAAATTTTTTCGAATCGAGAACCATGGAATACCAAAAAGCTAAGTTAAACGAAACAATAACATTTACAGACGACTTCTAATTTAAATAATATGTCATTAAAAATAATCAAAAGAAACGGTGAGGTAGTATCATTCAATCCTCAAAAAATTTATAACAGAGTTAAAAGATCATCTAAGGGTTTAAATGTTAATTCAGATGAAATATTCATCAAAGTAATTACATCAGTACCCACAGAAGGTGAAGTTACCACAAAAGAGTTAGATAAACTTGTTTACGAGATTGCGGCATCTTACACTGGTAGCCACCACGACTACTCAAGGTTAGCATCTTCTGTTGCAATTTCATCATATCACAAAGAAACTAAAGATAGTTTTTCTGAAACTATGTTTGAATTATATAGTGATGGTATAATTAATGAAAAATTAATTGAGACAATCAAAGAATATGGTGAAGATACTATTGACGCAGCAATTAATCATGATAATGATTACAATTTTGATTATTTTGCATGGAGATCCTTACAAGAAATGTACTTGTTAAAAAAACCTAATGGTAGAGTAATCGAAAGACCACAACACATGTATATGAGAGTTGCGTTGTGGGTCACTACAAACATTACAGATGCCCTTGAGTACTACCAATCATTATCAAACCAATTGATTTCAAAGGCAACACCTATCATGATTAACTCAGGCACGAAAGTTCCTCAGTTGGCATCTTGTGTATTACATTATAACGATGCGGATTCAAGAAAAGGTTTGTTGGACACACTAACAGATATCTCAACTTTTTCATCTGATGCCGCTGGTATTGGATTATCAATGTCTAATATCCGTAGTAAAGAAAGTAGAATATCAAGTTCAGGAGGATATGCAGGTGGATTATTAAAATATCTAAAAATAGTGAACGAATCATTGAGATTCTTTAATCAACAAGGTCGAAGACCTGGCTCAGCAGCAATTTACATTGAGCCTTGGCACAAAGATATTTTTGATTTGTTGGACATAAAAAAGAACACGGGGGCTGAAGAGTTGAGAGCACGAGATCTTTTTACGGCACTTTGGATTCCTGACAATTTTATGAGGTCGGTAAAAAATAACTCAGACTGGTATCTATTTTGCCCAAATGACATTAAAAAGTCAGGTTTAAAACCACTACAAGAATGTTATGGTGATGAATATGAAAATGTTTATAATCAAGCGGTATTAATGGGTTTAGGTAAGAAAGTTAAAGCTCAAGATATTTGGACCAAAATTATTGAATCACAAGTTGAAACTGGTGTACCTTATTTATGTTCTAAAGACAACGCCAACAAAAAATCCAACCATCAAAACATTGGTGTAATAAAACAATCAAACTTGTGTAATGAAATTTACCAATACACTGATGAAGAAACTACAGCAATTTGTACACTTTCTTCTATGGTGTTAAAAAATTTCATAAAATCAGGAAAATTTGATTTTGAATTACTTTTTACTGAAGTAAGAAAAGTTGTAAGATCTTTGAATAAAGTTGTTGATATAAACAATTATTCTACAGATAAAGGTAGAAAAGGAGGTTTGGAACAAAGGGCAATTGCTATTGGTACGCAAGGTTTGGCGGATGTCTTCTATCTCATGGATTATATTTTTACCTCTGAAGATGCAAAAAAACTTAATCGTGATATATTTGAAACAATCTATTACGCGGCAATTTATGAAAGTAATCAACTTTGTATTAATAACAAGTACAAACCTTATTCCTTCTTTGATGGATCACCAATGTCGCAAGGAAAATTTCAGTTTGACATGTGGGGTGTTGATGAATCAAATCTATCAGGATTATGGGATTGGAGTAAGTTGAAAGAAAATGTTAAAAATTATGGGGTTTGTAATTCATTATTTACAGCACAAATGCCTGTGGCGTCTTCAGCTAAAATTACAGGTTCTTATGAAATGACAGAACCGGCTCATTCAGCAATCTTCAATAGAAGAGTTGTTGGTGGAGAAATTATGATTGTTAATAAGTACCTAATTAATGATTTCGAAAAGATTGGTATTTGGAGTGAAGATCTCAAGAATGAAATAATTCTAAACGAAGGGTCTATTCAAAATATTAATTTCAACAATTATTTAGATCCTGAGGACAAGAATTATAACAAAAAAGTTAAAAGAATCGAACATTTAATTCCTAAGTACAAAACAATTTGGGAGATATCTCAAAAACAATTAATTGATATGGCGGCAGATAGGGCACCATTTATAGATCAATCACAATCAATGAATATCTATATGTCCAATCCAACACTATCGAAAATAACCTCATCACATTTTCATTCTTGGGAAAGTGGTTTAAAGACTCTTTGTTACTATGTTAGAACCAAAGCGATTTCAACAGGGGCAAAACATTTAGCTGTAGATATATCCAAAAAAGAAAAACCAAAACCTAGTATTGAAGTACCAAAAATTGATTATTCACATTTGAATTTACCACCAAGACCTGAAAATTCTGATTTCGAATGTTTTGGATGTTCATCTTAAAATCTCAAATTAAAATCACTATCAAAGTAGTGATTTTTTTTTTACTTAAAAAAAGCCTGACTTATATTTATAAGTAATATGTCAAATGGTATTACTTATGGTATTTCTTTTCCTTTCGTGGATTCATTCACTGGAAGATATTTGGATGTAACAAACACTACTGAGGGTGAAATAAGATCTAATCTTGTACATCTATTATTAACTCGTAAAGGTAGTAGATATTTTTTACCTGATTTTGGTACGAGGTTGTATGAATATATTTTTGAACCTTTAGATGGACCAACTTTTTCCGATATAGAATCAGAAATTAGAGATACTGTAGCAACTTATATGCCGAATTTACAAGTTACAAATATTACTGTTGAACCAGCATCTTTAGGATTAGAAAATAAAGGATACACACTCAACCAATACGGTGAAAGAGAATTTAAGGTCACAAACATATCAACTTTGGAACACACCGCAAGAATAAAAATTGACTATAAAATTACAGACTCGGCTTTCGAATCACAAGATTTTATAATATTAAATATTTAATTGTATATGGCTGAAAAAAAGATTTCCTATACTGTTAGGGACTTCCAAGGGGTAAGAACAGAACTTATAAATTTTACAAGAACTTACTACCCAGATTTAGTTCAAAACTTCAACGACGCAGGTATTTTTTCTGTGATGTTAGATTTGAATGCGGCGGTAACTGATAATCTTAATTATCAAATCGATAGAAGTATTCAGGAAACCGTACTTCAGTTTGCTCAACAAAAAAATTCTGTATTCAATATTGCGAGAACTTATGGTCTAAAAGTACCAGGACAAAGACCATCAGTTGCTTTGGTTGATTTTTCAATCACGGTACCTGCTTTTGGAGATAGAGAAGACCTTAGATATTGTGGTGTTTTAAGGAGAGGATCACAAGTAAATGGTGCCGGTCAACCATTTGAAACCGTTTATGATATTGATTTTGCATCACCTATAAATGCGGAGGGATCTCCCAATAGAGTAAAAATCCCTAATTTTGATTCAAGCGGTAAACTTCTGAGTTATACGATTGTTAAAAGGGAGGTAGTTGTAAACGGTATTACAAAAGTATTTAAAAGAGTAATCACACCTAATGATGTGAGACCATACTTGGAACTATTTCTTCCTGAAAAAAATGTATTAGGTATTACAAGTGCATTGTTAAAACCTGGCACACAATACTCAACAATCCCTAATCCTCAAGATTTCTTAACTATAGGACCTGAAAGATGGTTTGAAGTGGATGCACTAGTTCAGGACAGAGTATTTGTTGAAGACCCAACAAAAGTTTCTGATCAACCGGGTATAAAAGTTGGAACATACATAACCACATCGAATAAGTTTATCTCTGAATATACACCACAAGGTTTCTGTAAATTAACTTTTGGGGGTGGTAATATTTCGGCCGAAGAACAATTAAGAGAATTTGCTCGAGATGGTAAGGGTTTCGATTTAAGTCGATACACAAATAACTATGCTATGGGAGCTGCTTTAACCTCTAACTCGACTTTGTTTGTTCAATACAGAATCGGTGGAGGACTATCAAGTAATGTTGGTATTAATACAATTAATCAAATTGGAACGGTGTCATTTGCGGTAAATGGACCGTCTCAAAGTGCAAATGTGAATGTAATCAACAGTCTCCAATGTAATAATGTAACTGCAGCTATTGGAGGTGCTAATCCACCAACAACTGAAGATGTTAGAAACATGGTTTCGTTCAACTTCGCGGCGCAAAATCGAGCGGTTACTGTTAACGACTACAACTCTATTTTGAGAACAATGCCCGCTCAGTTTGGAGCACCTGCTAAGGTTGCGATTACAGAAGAAAATAATAAGATTAGAATCAAAATGTTATCATATGACTCAAGTGGTACTTTGACTAATGTTGTATCAAACACTTTGAAACAAAATGTTGCAAACTATTTATCAAATTACAGAATGATAAATGATTACATATCTATCGAGGCTGCGGAAACAATTGATTTAGCGGTGACCGTAGATGTTGTGTTGGATAATAGTCAAAACCAAGGTGCAATAATTGCAAAAACAATCCAAATTGTAAGTGAGTTTTTCAACCCTTTAGTCAGAAATTTAGGACAAAATGTTAATATATCGGAATTGAGAAGATTAATACAATCTGAAAATGGTATTGTATCAATTAACGACATTTCGTTTTTTAATCAAGTTGGAGGCCAGTATTCATCAAGTCAAACATCTATGCCTTATTCAGACCCACTTACAAGACAAATTCAACCGTCAGCTGATACCTTATTTGCAACACCAACTCAAATTTATCAAATTAGATACCCAAACAAGGACATTAATATACGAGTTCTTAATTTAAAATCTGTTAATTTCTCATAGTGATTTATTTTTTCAGTAATAGATGTATTTTTCTAGGAAAATAGGAAATAAACTATTTATGAAAAAACGATTTTTTAATGCCTAAATCATATAGAATAAGAACCGAAGTCGGTGTTGATAAGTATATCAATGTAAATTTAGAACAAGATTGGGACTCTTTGGAAATCCTTTCTTTGAAGATCCTTGCTAATAATGTCTACACAAGATTTTGTGCTGATTATGGTGTTGTAACAGGTAGAGTTTTTGTAAATGGGGGTTACGGATTACCAAATGCTAAAGTTTCTGTTTTTATTCCTTTGGATACGAATGATGAACTTGATCCCGTAATTTCAGAACTTTACCCGTTCAAAACGATTACAACGACAACAGAGGAGGGTTATAGATACAACCTACTACCAAAACTACCATCATACAATGGGCATGTCTCAACTGGAAGTTTCCCAAACAAATCAGATATTTTGATGGATTCGTCGTACATTGAAGTGTATGATAAATATTATAGATTTACAGTAACGACCAATGAGAGTGGTGATTTTATGATCTTTGGTGTTCCTGTGGGTGAACAAACATTAGTTATGGATATCGACCTATCTGATATGGGTTGTTTTTCATTGTCACCACAGGATCTTATTTTACAAGGTTTAGCAACCGAATCTCAAGTTAATGGTGCAAGATTTCAGTCTTCAACAAATTTAGTCAATTTACCACAAATTAAAAATTTAGTTTACGATGTCGATGTTCGTCCTTTTTGGGGTAGTGAAGATCTTTGTCAGATTGGTATAACAAGAGTTGATTTTGACTTGAGTAAATTGGCGAATGTTACAATACAACCATCGGCAGTTTTTATGGGATCCATAATCTCAAACATCAACGACGATGCTCTCAAAGTAAGTTGTAAACCTAAAAATGACACCGGTAATTTATGTGAATTAGTCGCAGGACCAGGACAAATTCAGGCAATAAGACAAACAATCTATTCAGACACTAACGGTTTACCAATACTCGAAAGGTGGGATATTGAAAATGGTGGTAAAGTTATAGATGGAGATGGAACTTATTTACTTAATGTACCGATGAATTTGGATTACATTTATACAAACGAATTTGGACAACAAGTTATATCTACCGATCCAAAATTAGGTATTCCAACAAAAGGAAAATATAGATTTAAATTCAAATGGCAAAATCAACAAGGACTTCAAAATAACTATCAAAGGGCTGATTTTTTGGTACCTAACATAAAAGAATACGGTTGGACTAATTCAAGTCAAGATCCATTTGACCCGAATAGTACATCTATTTACACATACCCCGCAATACCTGCCGGACAAACGACAGGATCTACTGTGACAGTTCCTATTTCAGGTGGTTTCATTAATCCTATTTTAGACAATACTGAAAGTTATACGGTTTATATTAATGGTGTAAATTATACGGGATCAATACAATCAATTCCTGTTACCGCGGGGGATACTTTTTTAATTGTTGCAACCCCTTTGAATCCTCTTCAATCTCAAATAATCAAGTTTAACTATGTACCTCAAGACTATTTTGATTTATTGAGGTCTTATGCGTTTAGTACTGATTGGGATGATTATGTAAATGTACAGGAAGCGATCGATTGTGAGGACACATTTTATGAATTTGGTTACAATAAAGTGTATACTACCGCGATGTTTTTGGACAGATATAAGAACGGATTTGGTAGGGGTAAACATTTGGGAATTAAAGAAATAGATAATAGGACTTGTAAATCGACGGTTAATACATTTCCTGTTAATGATATTATTAGAAATTTTGACCCTCTATTTTTTGCGTTCAATTTGTTGATCAACATTTTAGTGGTACCATTAATTGTTTTATTATATGTATCACATTTTGTCGCATTCACTTGGCCAATTCTCAAATTTGTTTTAATAATATTAGGTATTGTATTAACAAGAAATGCAATTGTAGATACTGCGACCGCAATTGATAACGCGGCAAATGTTATAGAAGCTCAAGCAAGTATAATTTCGGCAAACTTAGGTGGACCAACAGTAGATGTTGGGGCTTTAATAAAATCTATTAGGTTAATATTACAACAATTTGTTTTAGTATTAAGGGCAGCATTTTCAGTGGTTTTGGCAGCGCTATTCACCGCATTTACAATAATTTTGGCGATAAAAGTAAAAGGTTTCCCAAGAATTGGATTACCCATGATTTCATATCCTGATTGTAATAGTTGTGAGTGTAGTTGTAATAATTTGGATTTAGGAGATGACTTTGATACTAATAGTATTACTAATCAATTGAATATTGCGGCAGCTGACTACGCCGCATCACAAGAATCAATAGACAATTTCGATACGGTTTTATCAACACCTAATAGTCTTATAGCTCCAATAAATTATTCAGGATCATATGACTTAGAGCACCCAAATTTTGAAGGTCAACCTTTTTCATGTGATTCACTCCTTACAACATTTAGCGGTGGTGATATTACAGTTGAAGTGGTTACCAAGGCAGTTGTTGATTTTAAAAGAATTGCTTCAGGATATGATGTATTAAGTTCCACAGATCCAAATAGATACATACCAAACGAGGCTTATTTATTGAAAGCACCACAACCATTCTTATTCGGTGCTGATAAAAACTCAGGTGCTGACGACAGACTTTTTGCATTCCCAACTTCGGTAACCTTCTCTCAGAAACTAAACGAATTTAACACTCGGGATAAATATTTTTATTCCACAACACAAAGTGGACCTAACACAGGTGTAAATAAAATAAAAACTTTAGTAAATCCACAAATTCCTGGCTCCCAACCTTTTTATGACCAAGTTGTTGTTATGTTGATGACCCAAGGTACGACATTACAACTCGGTGTTGGAAACTTAGTAGTCTTCCAAGACCCTAACTATGTTGACCCAAACTTTTCAACCCCAGCGAATCGATTAACAAATTTAACAGGTGCAACGATAAACCAATTTGAAAATAATGCAATTACTGGTACAACAATTACAGGTACAACAGGAATTGTAATAAATTATGCAAATCCAGCAGGACCAACTCAAGGTTCATTGGCTGCTAATGTTATTATTGTTTCTCCTCAAGTTAGTCAATTACCCGTTCAAGGAAATGTGAATGTGGAACAATCATACTTACAGTACCCAACCGATACCGAGTATTTCCAACTTATAACGGGAATGACTTACACAAATTTTATTGCACAGTCAAATACGGGAAATACAGGTTTCTTTCCGGCAAGCTATCTTCTCCATGATATAACCTGTCAAGTAAATGGATGTGGTGTATCCTCATTGACTTACCCAAACATTATAAGTTCTTTACCCAACTATCAAAATTATGAAATTTGTATTTTTGTAAGAGGGGTAGATCCTCATACCGCAAAACAACCTACAATAGAATATGACTTATCAAGAATTTTTGGTAAATCATTCGGATCAGGACCAATTGTGAGTGGAAGTTACTATCTGAATTACCCGATCCAAGGGTTATCAACGGGTGTAAAACCTGTACAACATGACTCCACAACAAACATTGTAAACAACCTATATTTCAACTCATTTACTTTTACGCCAAACCCTTCAAGTTATACCGCATTTACATCAAACTACCCATATTATTATTTGAGTACTGATGATAGTTTGTCAGCAACATATAGTCCTTATCCATTACAATGGCAAACAAATGCACAAAGTACAATTAACTTACAACAAACATTATTGACAGGTAATTATCAATTACCTATAAGTCCTGTATCTTACTATACCGTAGGTGGAACCTATATTAGGTGGGTTAACTCAATAACTACCTCAACACAAATGTTTTTACAAACAGGAAATAGCTCAAGTACACCACCATGTAATGCTTCTTGTCAAGAAGGACAATACTTTAACACACAATATACTTTTTATACGGGACTAAACGGTCAAAATGGTGGTAATTTGACGGCACTGTACTCACCTGCTTACTATAGATACACCCTACCAGGTGTTAATTTCACTTCATCAAGTAGAATTGTGATGAGAAGTGATAGATTACCAACATCAACATATGTACAAAATGGACCTACTGGAACAAACACAGGTTATGCCCTTCATCAAAATGATAATTTTGCAATTTACCTAACAAACGGTGCTGAGATTCAACCGACATTCTCCGTTGGTTTTGACATATTTAATGGTGAGTCTGTCGATTCAGATCCTGTATTATCGGCACTTACTGAAACTCTAAGTTGTGAGGGAATGGTACCTTTACAATGTTATACAGGAAGTGGGACAAATGTAGGAATTGTACCTCAAGGCGACTGTGTTGTACCTGAAGACAGGATGATCAATGGTTGTTATTGTCTTCTGAATAAGGACTCAAAACCACCAATAAACATTCCATTTTTAGGTCCAAGAAATTTCTATTTAATCAGAGATGCTTATTGGGATGATTTAAGACTATTCTTGGAGTGGAAAGTAAGATTTACTCTGAACTTTGCTGCTTGTAGAGGAGTTTTTGGACAAGTGTTTCAAAACAATTGGATAAATGGTGTTCTATACATGTTCAATTTCAACAAAAAAACTACTTTCAATATTTTTGCTCAACCTGTATATGATTACTGTGATGATGTAATCATGTTTAACGAGATTACAAACACTTTCCACTATAGAAGTTCTCCTTGGAATGGAGTTAATTTTATAGGTAAAGATTCGCCAACCATAACGGCAACCCCTTTAACTAATTCTTTAAGTTTAACAACCGATATGTGGGGGTACAATAAAAAACAAATTCAATTCCCAACGACTATCACAGATTTGGGACCGAGAGATTCATTTATAAACGAAATATGTTGTTCTAGCTCCGAAAAAGGATTTGGATCATATTACGCAAATGAATTAAAAACCACATCCTATCAAGATAACTCTGACATAATCCAATTAGGGTTCCTTTCTCGAATTCTTAATGAAGGTACGAGATTTAGAATGCAACCAAAACAAAACATAGAAAATCAAACTGAAGGTTTTGGAATTATACAGTTCTTCAATAGTACAAGAGGAGGTTCAAGAATTGACGGCGATTTTTCTCAAATGTTGTCAATAAACTCTGAATGGGAAGTTTCACCTTTCATTACAGAAAACTTACCACAGCCAAACCCAAATCAATACATTTATTTTGGTGACAACACAAATAATGCGTCATTAGGTGCACTATCACCAATAGATGTGAAACCAGTTTTTGGATTATTCTTTTCTTCATCTACCTCTGAATCTAGATACAGAAAAATAATGTCACCAGGGATTGAAACTTACAGTACAACACCACTTATACAAGAATTGTTCGGATACCCAAAATCTCAAGTCGTTCCTCATTACAAATGGCAAATAGCTAAACCAACGCAGTCAATTGGGTTAAACAATATATTTGGATCTGAAGATAATAATTGGGTTACAAATGTCCTACCTCAACCAGCAAATGGAGGTAATGGATTCTTCAATAAGAAATATCAAGAACTTGACTTTACATCAGGTCAACAGAAATATCAAACAACAAATACTAAACTAGGTTTTATTGCAAGTTACGACTTAAACGGAAATCCATTACCTTACACACCACTTTCCTCTATTTTACAAGGGGATCCTAGTTTAAACCCTGCGGATGCAATAGTCGTTGGAGCTCCTTACCATTTCTATTTTGGTTTGAACAACGGAAAAACCGCGATAGATAGATTCTATAAACTATATGTTGCATTTGAAGAATAAGAATGATAGTAGACCCAACAACAAATATTATTGAATCTACTCAGAGGTATAAATCAGCACCTTTGAGTGACCAACAGTTGAATGTGCCTTTTGCTCAAACCATGAAAGAATTGGTTGAGTTTGACAGAACTGTAGATTTAAGTTTACTTGCCGTGTTTGATGAAGAAAGACAAGCATCATCAATTATAAGACCCGTTACAAAGTTTACTATTCTATTCGAGAACGCATATACAGGATCAACTTCTTACCCTCCGTTTAGAGACAATCTATATTATACCAACGAATTAGAAAACACACAAGCATATTTCCCAACAGGTAATTTTACACAATCACCACCTCAGCCGGCAAATCCGAACCTTCCATGGGATGGGTTTCCACAATATCCCGAATTTGATTTTATAAGAACTGATAACTATGTATCGGGATATACCTTTGGAAATGGTAGACATCTAAATTTCAGATCTGTAAGTGCGACAACATATAATTGGTCTCATTATATGAGTTATCCTTATAAAAATGAACCGAACAAAAAAATGTATGCCTTGATCCCCAACACACAAATATCTTGGAATTGGGTTGCTTCAGATGGAATCCCATTTATTATAACAATTGGAAGTGAGAAAGTAACCGATATTATTCAATTTAAATGCCCAGTTGCACACGGACTTCAGGTCGGTGAATATGTATTACTTTCCACTAACTATAATGGGAATTCTTTTTTCCAAGTCAATGGTCTTGGAGACAATGGTTCAGGATCCGAAGAATACATTTTCAATATCAGAAATGTTGGTTATACGGGATCAACTTTCATTACTGCAATTCAGGGTACCTTCAGAAGAGTTTTAGATGCCACAAATTCTGCAGATACTGTTAGTCAGTACTATGTCAGACAACATAAAATTCTTACTAATCAAGATTGTGCGGTTTTAGTAAATGCTGGATATGAATTGAATATTTATGGTGACAAAACAAAGTGTGAACAAAAAGTTTTGACTCCTAATCAAAGAAAAAGAACCTCTGTTAAAGAAGGGTCGAGATCGTATACTCTTTCATTTAATTGTGATATAGATATAAATGGTCTAAGAGACAATCAAAATAGACCTTTGACTCAATTATTTTTTACAACAATTTGGAGGGGATATTTCGGTTGGACTCAGAAAGTAAAACAAGGTTGGGAATTTAATAATTATTTAGACGATGGTAAACCACAGACATGGTGGAACCAAAATAATGTAGATTCTAATACAACTATACCACAGTTACAATACAATTCGTTGTTAAATCAAGGACCATTTTTTTATAATGATTTTTATAGTAGTGGTGATACTTTGGATGGAGACTATTGTGAGTGGAATAATTTTGAACAACTAGAAAGAGTAATTTCAATATACCAACACAAAATAACATACAATAATACTTGGTTCAGTCTATCTGCAAATACTCTTACAGCAACAAATCAGTATGGATATTTTTATAGACCACACAATCCAATCCAACTCAGAGTTTTTTCAAATTATGTAGAAGAAGCAAACTCAGAAAATGTTGTGGGTATACCTGACTATGCATATTACTCAACTTTGATTTCCTCTTTTAGATGGAGAGATCTGTATTCATATGGTTTTATAAGTACAGACGGAGTTGGCGTTGATTATCCTTTTTTAAATAATGCTCATTATCCTTTCGTAAATACAATATTCAGAATCACACCTGAAAACTTTAATATACCAAACGATTACGCAACCCCAACAAATCCTTCACAGTATAGTACTTATCAAGGAGGGAAGATACCACCAATCATAAACGCCATAGCAGAACCTACAATAGATGGATGCGACTAGAATAAAAATTGTAAAACAAGATATTGACAAATATGTTAATATTCCTGTAAACATGCAATGGGATTTCATGGGTAGGGATGACAGTATCGAAGAATATCAAGTTGAGGCTATAAATGAGGTTATTGGATCACCACAGGATTTTGAAATCATAAGATTTGCTCATAACATATATCCAAATTTAGAAAGCTCAATAAAATATATATTTAATTTTTATGACTACTCAGTACCAATTACGGCAAATACCGTAGGTTCTTGGACAACAAGCTACCTTAATAATGGGTTTTCAGTTCAAGATGTTTATTACTATTCGAAATCTTTTACTAAATCATTTTTCAAACTTGATTTATATGACAGTCCCGATGAAAGTGTGCAAAATCTTTATTTATCAATTATATTACCTGTACAACAAGGACTCACTCAATCGGCAATTCTTTCTGCTTTGGTACCACCTGTAGAAATAAAGAAATCAGAAATGGTATTAGACTACATTGGAACAGATAAAGAAGGATTTTATATATATTGGTTGAGAAAAAGAAATTTTATTGATGTTGACACTTTTTACATGTCTGCTAGATTTTTTGACGCAATTACAGGAAATTTCAAACAAATGACCAATAAAAGACAAGATTTAATTTTACCCGACAAATTTACCTTCAGTCATAACGACTATTATTATTATAAAGTGAAATTAGATTACAGTAAAAAAACATACGAAGTGTTCTCAACATCTACAGGACTTAGAGTTGGAAGTAATAGTTCACCGATAATCTTTTTTGAATATGTTAATCCATAATGGAACTGCAACAATATAAATTTATTGTATCTCCTGAAAATATCAAAAGTGATATTGTGTTTGTCCCATATACTGGTGACACAAACATTACAACAATTTTAGATCCTTGTTGTTTAACCGCCACTACGGCAACTACTGTTACCACAGGAACCACAGGTGTGTATTTACCAATGTCATATCTATTAAGTGGAAACACAGGAGGGACATCTTTTTTAACTGGTTTATCTGTTAATATCATGATTACAGAATCTGCCGTGGATTTAGGTTATTACACCCCAACAGACGGCATGATTCTACAATTAGATGTTCTAAACAATTTCATTGTCACGGGTAGTACACTGAACCCCTACACTTATACATTTTATAACACATCTGATTTAGAATTTATAAAATTTTTACAACTTGTAACATATACTTTGGATTGGGGAGATGGAACCCCACCTCAGGCGGTTTTAGGGATTACCCCAATCACACACACTTACCCAAGTGCACAGACGGATTATACAATAACCTTAACCGCAAATTCTCCTTGGGGCATTTCCAAAATTCAAAAACCAATAACAGTTCCTTACACAAATGTTGTAATTAGTAATCAGTTTGGTAATATGACTTTTTACCCTGCAGGTGGCAGTTGGAGTGCAACTCCTATAAGTTATGATTTCATTTTTACTGGGGACTCAAACACTAACATAGTTGATTATTATTCTTACAACTATACCTCGGTGCCATTTCCCGTGACAGGATTCACAATTTCAACAGTCAACGACTTAGAACAATTTGGACCAAAAGTCAATTTAGCCGAAGGTAAATTTAAATTAGGTATACAAGTTACAGGAACAACAGGAGTTGTGGGAACTTATTATGGACCCGACATTACAAACACCTATACGGCTTATACAATAAATGGTGTAATTTATCACGATTACGAAAATTTTACAATTTATTTTGCGGATTCATACGGTTTAGTTCCTGGTGATTTGGAACTAACTGCGATAACAAAAAATGAAGCTTTGATTAATGTTATTGACCAACTCGAAGTTATAACTAATGTTTTTATTGAAAGAGGAAAAAATTCTCCTTTAGAATATGTTATGAGATTGGGGGAAGTTGACAACATTGGGGATTTAGAAAAATACGGATACAAGTTTTTCACGATAGAAAAAGTATCAACATAAATATTTATTAAAAAGTAGAAACTTACAATGGCAACAGGAAATTACGGAACGATAAGACCAGCAGATGTTAGTCCTGAGGATGTACAAATCGTTTTGGTTTATACAGAATCAAGAGATGACACACAAAACTTCACATTAACAACGCTTAATGCTCAAGATGTACTGAGACCCTATTTTAACAATGCGGAGACTGGCGGTAGTTCGGTTGAAATTTTAGGGGGGTTGTACAATCTAAAATTACCTGCAGATCAATTTACTCGACTAGGTATATATACACTCATGATAAGACCTGCGGAAATTAGAACTATAATTACTGATTGTGGGGTTTTATCTGCTTTACCAAATGTTAAAGGTATTGTAATAGACCTCAATAATGTTCCTACAGAATATAGAAATAAATTTGTAAATCAAGGATTAGTGGGATTCAGAGTTGAATACTTGAATCCTGACGGTACTAAAATACCAAATTTTTTCAGGATAATAACATCATCTTTTTATTGTGAACCTGTAGTCCAAAATCTAACGAACACAATTCAAAAATCAATTAGATATCGTTATGTTGAAGGGGCAACAAATCTTTTATTTTGTACGCTTTCACCTTCTTCATCACCTACCAACAAACCAAGTGCAACTCCGTTTATTGGCCAACCAAACCAAAGTATAATCATAACAAACACCTATTTCAACCCAATCTCAACTGAAATTGAAATTGTGGATCAAGATATATCTACTTTAGCAATTGCACTTTACGGTAACCAAACTAAATCTATGGAGGATGGTATCTACACCATTTACGATGCTGACAACAACATTTACAAACAGTACAATCTTTATGAAATTAAAGATCAGTTCAATACTCTTCTTTATGAGGTTAGACAGGATCGTGGTGATAATATCGATTTCTCTAAAGCTTTTAATAATATTACTGCTTAATGGCTATAACAAAATTCACTTGCCCCCCTCAAAGTAGTGCCGCTAATTCGTTCTCAAACAATTTAGTCGGAGTTCAGTTAGTAACTGGCGGAGGTTTGACGCAAGCGAATTTCAACTTCACTACAGGAATAAGCGAGAAACAAGATCGAATTTTCAATATCGGTACATTTTCTGAACCTATAAATTTAGAAAGTATTAATATTGAAAACAATATCGAAGCTGCCGATATTTTAGCCAACAACTACAGAGTTTATCCAAACTATGATCTTTCACAAGTAACAAACTTTACAGAGTATGGTTCATTAGTGAAAAGAATGTCAGTTTCTATCACAAGAATTATAAACTTCTTTCCTGGAGGATTAGAGGTAAACCCACAAACTCCAAAATTTGAAACACAAGCAACCGCTTTTAATATTGCTTATGATTCAATAGAAAACGATACCACTTTTGAAATATACCTTTCATCAATACAAAATCCATTCGAATTGGATTATAGTGATAATGCGGAAACAAATCTTTTATTCAACGAGTTTCAAGTTTCTCCTTTGAGAAACATGAAAGTTAATTATAAAAAATATGTCTTATATGTTAATGGATTACAATACCCTGTAAACTTTTTATATCCAACTACAAGTGCCTCAACATCACTTAAATTAATTGTTGACGGTAACCCTTTTACAGGAGCCTCTTACTCTTTGGATTATTTGGTTATTAGACCAAACGATTTTGAGGCTAATAAGGTGTTCAACATGGACTTAGATAAAGTTGAAAACTTTTTATTAAACAGAAGAGTTACACCACCTTACACCGCACAATTTTATGTCCCAAGAGAACAGGAAGACGGTAGTTATATCATAACAAAAGAGCTGGCTAGCTGGCCTTTAGCGGGTCCTTGGAATTTAGACATAAGATCAATAAGTTTTGATAATTATTTGGCGAAAATAAATGAGTATGCAGCAAGTTTAGATACCTATAGTACAAATATTATATCGAGATTCCTGACAACAGGTGCTCTTAAAGAATTTGACACACCTGACCAAAGATTCGAAAAACTTTTACAATTATATGGACGAAGTTTTGACGAAACAAAGGCATTCATAAGCGCACTTGGTAATATGACAAGTGTCAATTATAATGTTGGAAATGATATACCATCACAACTTTTAAAAAATTTAGCTCAAACTTTAGGTTGGGTCACAAACTTTTCACCAATATCTCAAGACGAATTATTACAAGCGGTTTTTACAACTCAACCAAATACTTTTACGGGTTTACAGATTGGACCAACACCCGAAGAAATTAATTACCAATTTTACAGAAATTTAATTCTTAATTCGGCTTACCTGTTCAAATCCAAAGGTACCAGAAAATCTATAGAATGTTTGTTAAGAATGGTTGGTGCTCCCGAAGCCTTAATCGATTTTAATGAACATGTTTATGTTGCGGATCAAAGAATTAACATGTCAGAATTCAACCAACAGTTCGCAGAAATTAGTACAGGTAATGTGACACTACAACTTCCAGTTTTGGAAACAAGTAATGTTTATTCAATTCAGGGAGTTCAATATACAGGGTTTACCACAACATCTACAAATTTCACAGTAACAACAACAAGAGATGATTATCCTGTTGATGAATTCGGATGTCCTAGAATGCCAATACCTAATGAAAGTTATTTCTTCCAAATTGGAGGAGGTTGGTTTGAATCGACACCACAACATAGGATGCCCGAATTTGCAGTACCAACAAATTTAGTTTTCACAGGCAACAATCCTAATTATCAAACACAACTTTTACCATTCAATTATGGAGAGGAGTATCTATTCAGATATAGGTATTTTCCTTATATGTCCTTAGGGTATAAACTTAGAAAACTTCAAGACAACAAAAAAAGTTGGGTGGATACGACACCTTTCTTAAGAACAAGTTTTGAAGGTAATTTCAATGCATACTACACTGTTAGTGAGGAATGTTTGGTGTTGAATGTTAAAAATGTTGACATCATGATGAATCCTGCTCAAGGGTTGGCTTATGATGTTTGGACAATGTCTAGACAATATAACTACCCAATACCTGAACAAGGATTATTTTATACACCACCTTCACCATGTAACATACCAAATCCCTATCCTAAATTAGGTGGAATAGATTGGACTGTAATAATACCAAAACCAAAACAAAAAACATTTTTTGAATTCGCTCAAACTTTTTGGAGAAACATGATAAACACAAGAAACCGTCAATTTATTACAGATGGTAAAACTGGTGGATATCCTACTCTGCAATCAATCTATTGGAAATATTTAGATTCTTTAACTCAGGCGGGAATACCAAACGATAATTTTACATATCAAACTATGATTGATTTTGTTAATGGTATGGGTGATTATTGGATCCGACTAGTTGAGCAGATGGTACCAGCAACAACAATATGGAATACGGGTACAAGATTAGAAAACTCAATTTTCCATAGACAAAAATTTGTTTGGAGAAGACAAGAAGGTTGTAAGTTTGCACCTGTACCATGTAAACCTTGTATACTTACTACTCAACTTTATGTGTTGGACTGCCCAACACAAGAAGTTACATGTGCAATTTACCCATGGGATGTTGATCCAAACATGGTAAATTTTGGTGTAGTAATGAATACCTTATTGAATGAATACTTTATTGAACAAGGTTATATACCTGTAAATTGTCAATTGAACACAGTACAAAGTTCGTGGATTGTAGATGTTAGATTAAACAATGTATCTTTAGCACAATACCAATTCTTTAATGGGGTTGGACCAAACCAATACCCAACAGCCGCTCAGTGGTTAACGGCATTAGAGACAACTTTCGATGGTTTACAAACATCAGGGTATGGTTATAATATTGATACAACCGCTAATGAAATAGTTGTATTTACTAACGATTGTCAACCAAACTTTGATGACTTACAGATCAATGTTGGGATAAACTTTGATGTATTTTGTAAAGGGTAATGAGTATATCAATATATAATTACATTCTTACTGGCGATTGTTCCAATACATCGGCAGGTTCAGTATCATTTGATATTACAGGAACAACAGGACCTTTTGCGGTTAACTGTTTGAACACATCATGTCCACTACCAACATCCGCATCTACATATAGTTACAGTGCTAGTAGTTTATCCGCCGACACATATTTCTTAGAAGTAGTTGATGGGGCATCAAACAAAATAGTAGTAAGTGTTTATATTTCTTCTGGAACAAATGTTACTATAGATTCAACAACCACAACTTGTGGTTTGGACAATGGTTCAATTACAGGATTTACATCGGCTGTTTACGGTAAAGGTACATATTATCTATACGATGGATCATCAAACTACATATCTTCAGGAGAAACACCAAATAATTATTTTGATTTTGGTAGTTTATCTGCGGGAACTTATTACATAGTTGCAGATGACGGGGGAGGTTGTTCGGGAATCACGGCATCAGTAATAATTGATCCTTCTTCAGCATTTACATATGGAGCTTATGTTGTAGATGACGGTAGTTGTATTGGAGGCCCGAGTGGTAAAATTTTTATAACAGGTTTAACTTTTCCCGTAACAGATTATACAATAACATGGTTGAGTGATGTAAATGGTCAAACAGGTACTACAGTTACAGGTTTAACATCAGGGCCATATAGTGTAGAAATAACCGATCCAAGAGGATGTTTAACCTCGAATATATTTGATGTAAATGTTGTAGACCCATTAGGATCGGCTGGTTTTATAGTATTACAACAACCCACATGTTTCAACTCTGATGGGTCTGTTGAGTTTATAATATCAGGCGGAACTCCACCATATTTTTTTAGTGCATCAACAGGTCAGGTAGAAATAACTTTTAGTCAATCAAGTGTTTTTACTAATTTATCATCGGGAAGTTACAATTTTATGGTTACAGATGCAGGACTGTGCACAATTTATGATTCTGTATCTGTGGTTACACCAAGTTCCTTCAATGAAGTTCAGATCGTAACAACACCATCAACTTGTTCCGTCGATAATGGTACGATACAAGTAATTGTTGATGGAGGATTACTTATTGAACCTAACCTTCTTATTTCTTTAACAGGAGATTCAGGTACACAACAGATAGGTACTTTAGGTGATGCTAATCAAACATTCTTTGGTTTACCGAATGATAATTACAAAATAAGTGTCCAAACACCAGGATGTACTTATACGGCGACTACTACAATATCTTCGACAAATTTATATACCTTTACTGCATCTACAACTGGAACAACATGTGGATCGAGTAACGGTAGATTAGAAGTTGTAGTATCGACAGGTGGAACATTACCGATGACTTATACATTGGAAGGGCCTAATCAAAATCCAACCACTGTTGTTTCACCAATAGGTATCTTTACTAATTTGGAATATGGAAACTACATTTTAAGTGTTCAAGATTCAAACACACCAAGTTGTATACAACAAGAAGCGATTTTTATTGATCAAAGTGAAAGTGTATTTTTTAATCTTTTAGTTATCCAACCTTTCGATGGTAATGATGGGTCAATATCGGCTTATGTAACACAAGGAGAACCACCTTTTTCTTACTCGTGGTCAGGAGGTGTTGCAAGTGGACAAACAGGATCGACAGTCACAGGATTAACTTCTGGTGTCTATTCTTTAGAGGTAACTGATTCTAGTGGGTGTACACTTACAAAAAGTATTAGTTTAGCAGGTACTAAAAAATTCACATCTTACAGATATTTTAACATTTGCGAAGATCAGTTTCAAAACTCTAATACTTTGGGTTATAGGAACATGAGAGCAATGTATTATGAAGGATTCAACGATCTTACAAGTGGAGATACGAATTGTATTGTTAATGAGGCGATATTTTCAATTTATACACAAGTAGGAAGTCAATCGGCACAGACCGCGTTTTATACAGGAACCACTGCTGATGATTTTCCAAGTGATGTTTTATGGGCACAAACAATAACAGATTCGTTGGAATCTTATGTCGGTATTTCAGGAGTAACTGTAAGTATATCAAATAACAGAGTATTGATAACTACAAACTGTGAACAAATACCCAAGGCATGTACAACAGAAACAATAAATCCATTACAAGATACACAGGTCATAGTAAATTTAATAATAGACTACGACATATCTTGTGTCGAGTGTACTTAAAATGCCAACACAAATTGTATTAACAGGAACTACAGGTTTGACACCACCATTTAGTGGAGTTGCTTGTGATTATTATGGGAATAATTGTTCCTATGTTGGAAGTGGAACAACAACACCAATAACTTTTGTTTTACCGTCACAATTTGACACGGCACCATCTATCAATCTTACTATAACTGATTCATCGGGGTGTACTTTGACACAAATAATTTACTGTTCAATAATTACATAATAAAGTATTTATAAATTAAGATGCCAGTATACCAAAGATTAACGGACCGACAGCCAGCTTCAGGAGTAACTCTGAATGATATAATTCATATTGTAATAACAGGAGATACAAGTCAAAGTCCTCAAGGGTCATCTTATTACACACCAATTGAAGGTATCAAAACTCTTCTTAGCGGATCTACAGGACCAGCGGGAACTTCAGGTAGTTCAGGATCTTCAGGTTTGACAGGATCAAGTGGCTCTTCGGGTACGAGTGGACAAAATGGTACATCAGGATCAAGTGGTACCTCTGGATCAAACGGAACTAGTGGTAGCTCGGGATCATCAGGTTCTAGTGGTAGTTCAGGATCTAGTGGTAGTGCTGGAACAAGCGGTACTTCACCCGTAAGTCCATACCCATATGTTTACGGATTATTTTCTCAAACAGGTAATAGTGTCACTGTGTCTGGTACAACATCAGAAACAACTATAATTGGAAATGGTTTAGGTAGTCTGAGTGTTCCTGCAAATGGATTTTCTGTTGGTGATTCATTCACGGTAAAAATGTTTGGTGATGTAGGAGCACAAAATGGTAATACTTTGACCATTCAAATAAAAAGTGGGAGTGTTATACTTGGTACAACAGGTGCAATAACGATGCCTTCAGTTTCTAACTCACATTTTAATTTGGATATAGGATTTACAATTAGATCAATTGGTTCCGCAGGAGTCGCCTCAATCAACTCGTCAGGATTTTTTACTTTCACACAAAATGCTTCTGGTAATTTAGAAGCGGCTAGTTTTAGTACATTAAACAATACAACATTTAACACTACAATTCCAAACACCTTGGATATCACGGCACAATTCAGTTCTACAAACGCATCAAATTTCATTTATTCAGAATTTTTAGTATTGAATAAAGTTTATTAATTCACTTTGATTAGTTTACAAATATACTTTTTACATGGAAGATATATTATTTGTTACAGCACAACCAGATGTTCCTTATTTCATTTGGCAAACAAAAATTTACATCCATAATTTTATTGAAAAAGGAATTAAACCAAACCAAATTCATGTTGTTTACGGAATTGTTAATAGGGACCGAAAACCCTCCGAAGAGTCCCTAAAATTGAAAGAATTAGGAGTCAACATCCACCATTTTAATGACGACAGGTCAAAGAAAAACTATATTCCATCGGTAAAACCTTATTTAATTTCTAAATGGATTGAATCTAATCCTGATTATGGAAAACTTTTTTTTCTCCATGATGCTGATATAATTTTCAGGCGGTTACCAGATTTTGAAAAACTTATAAATGACGATGTGATTTATTTATCTGACACAATAGGGTATATTGGTTATGACTATATAATAGATTGTTGTAGAAGATACGAACATCACCACCCAACCTCTGAAAAAGATCAATTGATAAATGAAATGGCAAATGTTGTTGGTATTGATGTAAATTTAATAAAAGAAAATCAATTAAACTCTGGTGGTGGACAATATATTATAAAAAATACCGACTTCAAGATTTGGGATAAAATATATGAAGACTCATTTAAACTTTACCTTCAGATGTTAGATTACCAACAAAGATTCCCAATCTCACCAGGAGAGATTCAATTTTGGACTGCAGAAATGTGGAGTCTTCTTTGGAATTTATGGTCACATGGACACAAAACAGAAATTGTTGATGATTTATCTTTTTCTTGGGCAACTGATGATATTAAAATTTACGAGAAAAAACAAATTTTACATATGGCAGGAGTTACTGCAGACCAAAGAAACACAAAGTTTTTTAAAGGAGACTTTATACAAGTAGATCCATTAGATAAACTTAAACAAGATTCTAATTGTTTTGATTACATAGAAAAAAGTAGCTCAACGGTAAAATATATAGAAGTTATGAAATCTTACCTACAAAAATATGAATCCTGATTATTTATTATAAATTAATGGTAGAAAATTGTTATATATTATATTCTTGTGATGGATCTTACGAACCAATAGTTTCAAACTATACAGGTTTGAGTGCACATTCTTCATCATATGTGCAAATCACAATATCAGGTTCTACAAATGTCGTTCCTGAAACATGTTTTTATGTTCTTGGATTGGGTGAAATTGAATGTGATGTTACAGAATCAATCCCTTCAGTGACAGGTGGGACATGTGATTGTCCATGTTATTGTTACTTCATAAGGTCCGCTAATGAAACCACAGATGTTACATATGTAGATTGTAATGATGATTTGGTTGTTGAAACAATAGAAGAGGGATTCACTTACAATATTTGTAGTAAAGTATATCCACAATTTGACACTAACACTCAAATACCATTAAAGCTTACAGATTTCTGTATAGACAATCAATGTCCACCGACAATCCCTTCAGTTAAACCTTCAAATGAATGTGATGTAATTACATTATTTCCAATGTCAGTAGAGTGTTTGATACAACAACCTTCCGATAGTGAATCATTCGATGGGTCAACTACCTTGATTATAACGGGTGGAACCCCACCATACACTGTTTTTTGGGAAGTAGGTAGTTTTGCACCAGCACTAATAAATTTAGGAGTTGGGTCATATACAGCTACGGTAACTGATTATTATGGTGATTTTACGGCAACTACTACCTGTGTACTAAGTGCCGAAACAACAGTTTTATCGGCAATGTGTTTTGTTGTTGAAACTTTATTCACTGGTGAAGTTGAGTACATAACAAGTCAACCTCAAGGATTGTTAAATGGTAAACCTTATTATTTTTTACAAAACGGATTGGAAGATCTCGGGTATGTATTTTGGAATGGTGCAAATGGTTTATGGACTTTCTGTGTTGATTTACAATGTCAAGGATCGGCTTATAACACTTTAGACAACGGACAAAACTTTTATGCGACGGGTAATACAGGAGATTGGGAGATTATTGCCGACAGTCTGTATTACATTACAGAATCTTACATAGGACCATGTAATCCACCTGAACAACCTCAAGTAGACAGCGAACTTTGTGTAAATTTAGTTGTAAGAAGTAGTAAACCAGGTTATCTGACTGAAAACTTGTTGATACCTATGGACCCAAGTAATGAAATCAATGGACAACCAAGTTGGACTTCGTCTACAGGACAGTATGTTATTTATTGGAATTCAGGTGCAACACCAGTACAGTGGGTTATGACTGGATATCCCGGGGTGAGTTTGATCAACTATGACTCAACAACACCACCATTAACAAACTGGCAAAATTTAGGATCACCGATTGTTTATGAAATGTTAGTTTTATCGGGGGAATGTTTTTCAGCCTACACAATCAATTTATCTATTTCCGCAAATGATGCGATATGTCAACAACAGGGAAGTATAATAGTGAATGCCGATGGCGGAGTAGGTCCATATGAATACTCAATAAACGGAGGACAAAGTTATCAACTTTCAACAATATTTAATGGATTACTACCTGGTACATATTATGTGATCGTTAAAGATTCTAATTCAGTAACAAGTCAAGTTGTTCAGACTGTAATAAATGGAACCGCACCTACACTTTATACAGTAAGTTTGAATGCAAATTATGCTAACGACACATTTACCGTTACAGCACCGACCCTTCCTGTGGGTGTGACAATAAGTGTAGATCTCGGAATGTCATCATGGTTAAGTTATTATCCAACAACTTTGAATCCAGTTCCTGTTTATAATAATATCGCAACTATAAATGGTTCGTATCAAATGACCTTAGTAAATACATCTACAAACTTATTACCACTTTCGGGTCCATGTACAACTTTAACACCAATGAACTACTTCCAAATTAACAGAGTTTACAGTAACACAATTACATTAACAAGTAATCAAGTGGTCACAGGAAGTGTAACAGATATTATTACAGGATTTACCGCAGGTAAGTGTAAAGACGCTGTAGGTTACTATGATGTATATATAACAAATCCTGTGGTGTCTAATTGTCAATGTTGTCTTGTGGCTTTGAATAACCCAATTCCAAATCAACCAACAATTTTCCCATAAAAATTGAGTAAAGAATATTTATCATAAAATGGCTTACATAATTAAAAACACTTCGGGGTTAGTTAACACAAGAGTAACAGATACAGGAAGACAAAGAATGTCTGAAGGTAGGTTCAATATTGCTTATTTTGCGATAGGAGATAGTGAAGTTTCATATAACACTCTTCCCCCAACTTATAACCAATCAAATACCATGATTTTGGAACCTCAGTTTAACGCTCAAAATAGTAGTGGAGTTCCAGAATCAAACAGACAATATATTAAATACCCTTATCTTGTCGATCAAGGACAAACAAATATTTATGGTATTCCGTTTATGGACTCTGTAGTTGATTCTGTATTTAACAGAGCGGCCCCAAGAGGTTTTTTCACAGGTAATACAACCGCAACAACAATAAATTGGAGTGCACACACTGGAAGTCAATATGTATCTACACCAAATTATGTTGTAAATATGGCAAGTTTGAGTGGGTCAAACGAAATAGAAGTTTATAGATTGGATTGCAACCCAACAATAGATAATACACCACAAGTTGGGGAGTTTATTACAATTTATTATGATGGTTATGCGGCAAGTGATTGTTCATGTCAAAATTTACCTACCCCAACACCTACACCCACACCAACAGCAACAATTAATCTTACACCTACATCTACTCCAACACCATCGGTTACATTAGATGATCCTTGTGCATCATTTACACCAACACCGTCACCTACCAAAACACCTTGTGTAACACCTTCTAACAGTCCGATATGTCCTGTACCACCAGCAGCGGATTGTCAAAAAGTTATTTATAGTTGCTTTCCAATCCTTACTTATAGAATAGTTGCTGTTTGTGGAAACATATTAACGCTAGACAGAACAACTCCCGATTTTACAGAATTATCTAGCGAATGTGTTGCAAGAGCTTTGATCTATCCACCACAGATGGTTCCATTGTACGATAGTTTTACTCCTGAACCTCATTGGAGTCAAAGTGTGATAGATTTTGAATCAGTATGTGATACCGACCAATTCGATGTGAAAATATGGAATATGAATATTCCATGGAGTGAAAGCCCCGCTGGTTTAATTTCTAATCAATTTGAAAACTATACAAAATTTGGATCCATAGAATATCTTGGATCTAAAGAATATTTGGGATATACAACAAGTGCACAGACATCTACGGACGATGTGTATTTTTATAATTCATTTGGTGAAAAACAAGTAGTTACACCGGCAAACCAAAAGGCTATTGCTATTATTCATTATACTAATCAAACAATTGATTTCTTCTATGGTGAAAAATTTGCAATGCAACCATACGATGCGTCCAACCCTCTTAACACACAGGGTCAGGCTAGAAACTTTAGACTACACATCCCAACTCTAATGTGGCATAAAAATCCTGAATGCTGCTTTGGTCAAACTTTTTATGTTGATCCTCCAGGATTTGATAACAAAAACTTATTTCAAGTACAGTATACCAAATCGTCAATTTCGGAAAATATGAACCAACCTGGTTTGAGATATTACAACCTTTGGGATACATTTGCACAACCTAACGGACTTCCAAGTAGAATAGGGAAGGTTTATCCTGATTCACAAATGATAGTAATTGATGATGAAGAAATTATTGCGGCACTTTCTTATAAGTCAAATAGAAATTGGACATTGCCCGCCCCTCAAGTTTCTTTAATTACACCTAATACTTGTGGAACTTCAGACACAACAGGAGTTCTAACAGGTGGAGCGGAAACACTGTGGGTTACTTATCGATTGTCTAATCCTAATGGTTTTACAAATTCTTTACACTGTAATTATTATATTAACATAGTTGGTACGGAAAACATCTGTTCTCCTGAAACACCAAAGAATGTTGCAGTAAGGTTTGGTGGTGATTTCCCTTGTTTAGTACAACCAGGATTTTATCCGCCACCAAACGAAACACCAACGGTTACACCAACAAATACATCAACACCAACTAATACACCAACACCATCAATAACAGAGTCACCATTTTCTTCACCAACACCAACACCAACCATTACCTCAACTCAAACAGTTACTCCAACTAATACTTTAACCCCAACTCAAACTCCGACAGATACACCATTTACAACTGCGACATCAACACCTACTCAAACTCCTACATTCACCCCTTCACCGACACCAACTTTCTGCCCAACATGTGTTGTACCACAAGGTTTTTACGCAACACAATTCCAAATTTTAGCTCAAAAAGTTCCTGTTGGTCAAAGGCCTGTACCTGAAAATTGGAAGTTAATTGATTTCACAAGTCAGATTAGTTCTTCGTTCATTAACGGATATGTTACTCAACAATCGCTTACGGCGACTACATTTGTTATTTCTGATCAGAATTATTCTGCAGCACCGTATTATAATTTGAATGACTATATTGATTTAGTACCTTTAAATTATAGTGCGACATCACTTAATTTTGGTGACGAATATTATTTCTATGGTAATTTAGAAACTGACATTCAAGCCACAATTTATGAGATGAAATACAAAATAAATCTTAGTTCTTCTGAATTTTTGGTTTCTCAAAATCCTACTTGGACATTTGGTACACAATCATATGTTACCGAAATCGCGTTACTTGATGAAAACGAAGATATTTTAGTTATGTCTAAACTACAATCGCCAGTCCTCAGACAAGGTATACAACAGTATGTTATTAAGTTAGATTTCTAAACTATTCAATTTTTTAACAATCTGTTTATATATTAATTAATTAAAGAATCTTATGGCAAAAAATATTAAAAACTCCCCCAAGGTTTTGGGTCTTGACATTTCAACTAAAACCATAGGTTGGGCGTTGTTTGACATCCAAACAGAAGAATTACTCGAACTAACACATGTTTCACCAAGACCGAAAGTAGATAAAGATGAAGATAAATTGAAAGAATTACTTTTGAAATCTGAAATCTTTTCAGAAAAACTTAAACAATATAAAAATTTGGGTATTGTTAGAGTAATAATTGAGGAGCCGTTGTTGAATTCGAATAATATTTATACAATTCAAACATTACTTCGATTCAATAGTTTTATATTCAAAGAGATTTATAATATCTTGGATATAGTTCCTGAGTTTATTTCGACTTATAACTCTAGAAAATTTGCATTCCCCGAATTAGTTCAAGAAAACGATAAGAAAAAACATGTCTTGTTTGGTGGCTTACCTAAAGATGTGGATAAAAAAATGATAATTTGGGATAAAGTGGCCAAAAGAGAACCACAAATTAAGTGGTTATACACAAGAAATAACACCCTTAAGAAGGAAAATTTTGATCAAACAGATGCGTATACATGTGCGTTAGGGTTTATGAGATCAAAAGGTATATGGAAATAATATCGGTCAAATAACCAATAATTGTGAATATCGTCTTTCGGGACGATATTTTTTTTTAACACACATATGGTAGTTGTGAAATTTCTACATTCTGAGGATTGTTTGATGTAGGAGTTGTTGATGAACAAACTATTATGGAAACATTACCCGCTAGTGATACACTTTCAGAACCCGTTTGACAACTTGTATACTGAACGCTTAATTTGGAAGGGCTATTGTTAGTAACTCTATATTGATATTGAACACAAGGAGTTGGACTTGGGGTTGGTGTTGGAGTCGGTGTTAATGAAGGACAAGGAACCTCAAGTAAAGTTGTATAAAAATTATTAACACTCTTGATACAATTCTGATTCAATGGAGAATCAACCCATTCAAGTGTAGAACCTACAGGTGTCTGAGAATCAATGTATAAGTAAGATCCAGGTATACTTGAAAAATTGTTAGCGGCATTCCATCTCAAATTTATTGAATCCCAATATATTTTATAAACAGTTCCTGGTAAAGACGGAAAATACCACTGATAGAAAAGTTTACCGTTTAAATAACCACTTGGGCTCACATTCACAACACCACAAGTTGAATGAACGACAATACACTCCAAAATTGGACTCGGTTCTATTGGAGTACAATCCAAACAAGCCCCTAAGTTGGAGGCACCAACTTCATTTGTGAGTTCAATATTGTCAACACCACTTATGTTCTCAAAAAGACCTTCAAATATTACACAATAGTTTAGACCGTTAATTGTTGCGTTATAAACATAACCTTCTTTAGGCGAAGTTGTTCCAGAAACTAAAACCATATCAGAAGTATAATATTCAATACCTGTAAAACAGTCTCTGAATTTTTTACTATTCGCACATTGTATAATCTCGTTTATAGAATTAAAAATTACTTCACCTGAGAAGTTACATGGTCTTGTTACCTGTGGAGTTGCGGATGGGGTAGGTGTGGGAGTAGGGGTAGGTGTGGGTGAAAGTTTGTTAACAACTAATAACATAGTTTTTCCTCCACATATTTCCGTTGGTGACGGTGTTGGGGTAAAAGTTGGGGTGGGAGAAGGTGTTGTTGTAATTGTAGGTGTTGGTTGAACATAACAATCGAAAATTGCTTCGTAGTCAAAGGTTGCACATGGATTGATAGTTGTAGTTGTTGTTACACAAAAACCACTATAAGCAACTGAATCATCTAAATTAGGACATGTTGAAGTACTACCATAAGGCCCAAATTGATCACAAGGATCTCCCAAATTTTGCGCTAAACACCATCGTGTTTCGCCTGTTGAATAAAATATAAAATAATTTGTTGACTGACCCGTAAAATAATTATAACCACTATAAGTACCCGCTAATTGATAAGTATCTTCATATGTTGTGTCATTTTCCACACAAAAAAACTGACTACATGAACAACCCGATGTACCTTGGATAATACCTGAACCATCAACATCATAAACATTTACACCATTTGACCAAAAAGAAAGTAAAGATGGTGTTGTACAACCCGAATCTGTGTATACAACATCACCGATAGTTAAACCGCTTCCATATAAAGGTGTCGTAACAATCGTGTTACAAGAAATTACTGGATCACTAGCCGATGAAAATAAACCTAAAGTACTACAAGACATATTATGTTACAATTTGAGATATCACACATTTAGTGTCATCAACGACTTTTATACCCCATGATGGCATAGGTTCCATGAACACAGGGATGAAAAATGAATATGGAATATCACTTAAACTCATAATTGTATCAATATACACACATGTGGTGTAACCAGTGTCACAGGTATATACATCAAATGGTGCGACTCCATTAATACTAGAAATGACTATTTGTGTTGGCATATCAGTAATAAATATAAAAACTTACAAAACTTTGTGTAGTTGATTGATTGAAAGTTTATGTTTATATTATAAGGGATGGATGAAAATGAAGCATTGGTTGAGTTATTAGAGGAAGTTTTGGGTGACCATGGACTTCACTACCCCAACCGAGGACAAATTTCTTTCAACTGTCCTGTGTGTGACGATGGAAGAAATAAACACAATTTGGAAGTTAACTACATAGACAATGTCTATAAGTGTTGGTCCTGCGGTGATAGTGAGGGAACCCATGGAGCTTTAGGTAAGATATTTGACAAATATGGTAACAAAAAACAAAAAAAATTATATCAAGTTTTCAAACCAGAAACCGTTATTAAAAGAGAAAAAAAGAAAAAGACACTCAAACTTCCAAATGGATACACTTTGTTTAAAGATTCTAGCACAGTATATCCGGTAAGAAAACAGGCTATAAATTATCTACATAATCGGGGAATTTCCGATTATATGATTGAAAAATATCAAATTGGTTTCTGTGATAAAGGTGATCACGCTGGTCGTATTGTAATTCCATCATACGACAGTAAGGGTGAATTGAACTATTATATTGCAAGAAGTTGGAACCCAATGTCCCGAGCCAAATATAAAAACCCTGAAGCAGAAAAAGACAAAATCATCTTTTGGGAAAGTCTGATTGATTGGAATAAAGATATATTTTTAGTTGAAGGTGCCTTTGACGGATTATTTTTGGACAACTCAATTCCCATGTTAGGTAAACATATGTCAGAACTTTTGTTTGATACAATCTACAAAAAGGCTAAAGGTGATATTATCATCTGTTTAGATGCTGACGCTTGGGAAAACGCCGTAAACCTATATCACGAGTTACACGGTGGTGAGTTATGGGGAAGAATTAAATTAATAAAGTTACCTGATGAAAAGGACATCGCGGATCTTAGGGGTGAAATAAAAGATGAATATTACTATATAATAAGATAATGGATTTAAAACAGATTGCACAAGAAATACGAGATATAATTGAACAAAAACAAAAAGAGTTTCAATTAACATTTGAGGAAGAGTCACATAAATACACCATGTTGGATGATAAAGGAAATCTAAGAAGCGACTTCCCATCAGTTTCCAAAGTAATGAAATTGTTCTACGAAGAATTTCCAACAGAACAAGCGGCATATAGTAAGGCTGGTGGAGACCCTGATGAAGCAGAAAGACTAATGGAAGAGTGGGCTGAGGCTGGTAGAATATCAACCAACCTCGGATCACGATGTCACTTCTTTTTAGAAGAACATACTTTGAAAGAATTTGGTGTTGAGAAGGAAGTTCGTCAACCGATCTTTGAATGTGATGCTGAACAAATAATTAAAAGTGATACTATGATTGTCACAGGAAAAAGATATATCGATCTAATTAAAGATAGAGGATGTGTCTTGATTGATACTGAGATGGTATTAGGTCATCCCGAACTTGGTTATACTGGACAACCCGATAAAGTTTGGTTGGTTGTTGGGACTAATGGTAAGTTAGGTATTTTAATAACAGACTGGAAAACAAACAAACCAAAAAACTTTGCTGTTACAAGATATACCAAGAATATGAAAAAACCATTTGAGGATTTACCTGATAATGCTTTAGGTCACTATCAAACACAATTACCTTTTTATGGTAAATTGTTATTAAAAATGTTGGAAGGGACCAAGTATGAGGGTACACCACTTTTAGGTTGTATTGTGGTCCTTTTAACTGAAGAAAGAGAGTTCCACGAGTATCGAGTATCAAAGAAAACTATGAATACAATACTTGAAATGGACATGAAACAATATTTGACTAAACTAAAAAAATAAACTATATTAAAAATAAAAAATTATGAGCGACGAGATTATTAGACCAAAAATTAATTTGAAAGAACAACAGACTATCAAATGTGAAAAATGTGATTCACGATTCTTCAAAGAAGTGACCATGTTAAAAAAAGTTCCTAAGTTATTAACAGGAAGTGCTGAAGACACGATTGTACCATTCCCAACCTATATGTGTAATGAGTGTGGTCATGTGAACGAAGACTTCGAACTATTCATTGACTAATGGAAATTGGTAAAATGACCATCAGCGAAGCTGAACCATACTTAGAAAGTATCGCATTACTCTACGGTCTTAATTTGGGTAGAGTTAAACATTTCAGATTTGCAAGAATGATTCTTGCAACATTATATTGTAGAGAAACAGCATGACACATAAAGAATTTTATATTTGGTTAGAAGGATACCTTCATGGTAAACTTGAAAACAAACACATTGATATTTCACCGATCGTTGAAAAAATGGGACAAGTTAAAGATGAACCCAAACTTGGTATTACAGAACCTTTCAGAATCCCAATACCAATGAATCCTTTTCCGGTAAATCCTATTCCAAGTGACGATCCTTTTTATAAACCTTACGAAATATATTGTGGGGATAAACAACAATTAAACGATTAAAATGCAAACATTAATTTTTAACACAACAACAAAAGAAGTAACTCTATTAGAGGGTTCAATAGGAAAATCAAATGTATTACAAAGTTTTGGTAATATATCAACAGTTAAATGTAGTGAACTTGGTTTCTACGAAGTAATGCAAAAAGTTGACGATGAATCATATACATCAATTCCTGTCTTCAGAGTACCAATTGCAAATACAAACATGAGAATCGAAAAGTAATATGATTAAAAAGCTAATACATTTTTCTGATTTACATATTCGACTATTCAAGGATCACGATCTTTATAAGTCAATATTAAAAACCGCTATTAATCAGTGGAGAGAGTTAGAACCTGATCGTATCGTGTTTACAGGTGATTTAGTACACTCTAAAAACCAAATGACACCAGAACTTATTGAGATGGTTAGATGGGTTCTAACAGAATGTTCTTTTATTGCTAAAACAATCATTATACCCGGTAACCACGACTTCTTGGTGAATAACACTGAGAGATTAGACGCTCTTACGCCAATCATTGATTCTTTAAGTGACCCTGACATAAAATATTATAAAGACAGAGGTGTGTATGAAGACGAAAACATCAGTTGGTGTGTATATTCACAATACCAAGGAAACATTCCACCTGACATTACAGAATCAAAAGGTAAGAGAATCGGTTTGTTTCACGGACCAATACAGGGAATGAAAACAGATCTTGGATTTGACTTCGGTGAAGAAGCATATGATGTTGAAAAATTCGATGGACTTGAAACCGTATTATGTGGAGATATTCACAAACGACAAGAGTTTAAATTCAAGACAGGTAAAGGGTATATGATTGGTTCACCAATTCAACAGAATATCGGAGAAAGTGTTGGACGACACGGTTATGGAATTTATGATGTTGAAAAAAAAGAATATTCTTATGTTGATCTACCAAACCCAAAACCATTTTTAAAATTTACAATCAAGTCATTTGATGACATAACCGAAGGAAGTGAAAAACTTGCAAATCTGTAATATTCAATGTACTCCATTGATATAAAAAATAACAAGGAGATTTATGAGTACTGTATGCACAATGGCATTACAGATATAAATAAATTTGTACAAGATTGCTTCAAACAAGGTTATGATATAAAGAAGTACGGACTTTTGGAAAAAACACTTAATGAAGGTGAAAAAGACTTAAAAACGAGCGGAGTTCAAGAAAAATGGGTGGAAAAAGAGATAATTGTTGAAAAACGAGTAGAAATTCCTGTTGAAGTCATCAAAGAGGTTGAAAAAATTGTTGAAGTTCCTGTTGAAAAAATTGTTGAAAAGGTAGTTGAGATAGTAAAAGAAGTACCTGTAGACAAAGTCGTGGTTAAGGAAGTTGTCAAAGAAGTTCCCGTTGAAAAGGTAGTTGAAAAAGAAGTTTACATAACAGATGACAAACAAGTAAATGAACTGTTGTTAAAAATACAACAGTTGGAATCTGACAAACAAGAATTTTCCACTAAAATGGAAGAAATGGAAAATATTTTCCAAAATAGAATGTCTAAAAAGGATGAGGAAATAGATGAACTTAGACATTCTTTAGACGAACTTTTAGATAAACCACCTATTGAAATAATCAAGGAAGTAGAAAAAATAGTCGAGGTACCTGTTGAAAAAATTGTCACAAATATTGAATATGTTCGTGATGAAAACTCAGAAAATCAACTAAATGAAAAACTTAAATTACTTCAAGAAACTTTACAAAATTTAAGAAGTGAATTGCAACAAAAGAATGAACAATTAAAAGAATTAGAAAAAATAAACCGAGAACTTCTGAATGGACCGAATCAAGCTTACCTTCTGAGGGGATCAAATTTAAATAGACGAATATGATTATATTAATGTGGGTTATCGCGGCCTATGGAATGACAAACATTCTAGTTTACGGATCAATCTTTAATGGGTTGAGAAATTGGATACATAAAAACGCACAACCAAATGTGGGATGGTTAATTTTAAGACCAGTATTTGAGTTTGTATCAAGTTTGATACAGTGTGTGTTATGCACATCCACATGGGTAGGGTTTTTCCTATCATTAACACTTTTTGCTCCTTGGTATGAAATGATTGGACTTAATAAATATTTTTCAGTATTCTTCGATGGAATGTTATCTGCAGGTGCCGTATGGGCAATCAACAGTGTCATTGAATGGTTTGAAGAAAATAGACCGAATAATAATTAAAAACTAAAAAAATGGGTAAGAAAGCTAAAGAACACAGAAAAAAAGTTGCAGCAAGAAACGCTAGACTTAAACAACAAAAGTCCGGAATGCAAAAAGCATTTGACATGTTATTTCAAGAACAACTATTGAAACTAAAAGAAGATGAATTAAAGGCTCAACTTGGAGACCAAGAATTGAACATGGAAATAGTTCAAGATAGAATAGTAGATAACCCATTCATGTTCATTCCAAATGAAGAAGAATCTGCAAAAATTAATAAAGAATTTGAAGAAGAATTACCAACAGAAGAATAAAAAATGGATTTATTCAATCCACCAAAACAATACAATTATAAAATTATGATAAAAGATTTGGACTTTTCTTCATACGAAAACCCAATTATACAAGTTGTTTGGGAAGATTTACCAGAAAACTTTACACAAGATAAAATTAAAAGTGTTAAACATTACTTTTCAAAAAAGTATAACACAACTAATGTAAATGTTTTAACCAAGGCAAAACAAACTCAAACTGAGGACATGCAATCAATTGATGTTTCAGTAAACATTAGTGATGCAAACTACCAGTTGGACTTGTTGAAGAATTTTATTGAGTCGAAAGGTTACAAAGAAAAAACTGATGATATTTTGTCAATCAACAAAATGGTTGAGAACAAAATGAATGGTGATGAAGAAAACCAATCTCAGTTTAAAAAGTGGTATATTAGAAACATTGAGTTCTCAAACTTTTTATCGTATGGTGATAATCAAAAGTTAGATTTTGATAAGTTGAGTGGTATTGTGGTGGTAGAGTCAGATCCACCTAACTTTGGTGGTAAGACCGTGTTGACGGTGGATCTTTTAATGTTCTTGTTCTTTAATGAAACAACCAAGACAACAAAGGCTGAAGAAATATTCAATAGATTTTCAAACAAAGACAAAGTTCATGTCAAAGGTGAAATCACAATTGATGGTGAAGAATATGTTATTGTAAGAAACATTGAAAGAAAGATGTCCAAAAAAGGTGAATGGAATGTTAAAACCGAGTTGGACTTCTTTAAAAAACTATCTGATGGAACATTATTGAACTTTACAGGAGAACAAAGAAGAGAAACTGAAGCGTTTATTAAAACTTCAATTGGAACCAAAGAAGACTTCTTAATGACAATTTTAACAACAGGGTCAAACCTCGAAGAATTGTTAGAGTCGAAACCAACCGCTCGTGGTCAGGTGTTATCAAGATTTATGGGTCTTGAGTTCCTGAAGAAAAAAGAAGAGGTTGCAAAAGAAATCTACGGGGAGTTTTCAAAACAAAAGTTGTCAAATGTGTATTCATCTGAACAATTAAAAGATGACATCACAACTCACCAAGAGTCAATACAAACACTGAATACTCAAATTGAAGATAATACAAAAGAATTAACAAATGTTGAGGAAGCGATTTTTAAAGGTAAAAACTACCGAGACGACATGTTGAAAAAGAAACACTCCAACATTGATCAAGAAATTAGTAGATTAAATCCGACTCAAGTTCAAGAAGAAATCAACACGATTGACTTTGAAAAGAAAGGTTACATTTCTAAAATTAATGAACTAAAAGTTTTTGAACCAAGTGAGTATTATCATGAGGATAAACACGATGAGGTTAAAGAACAATACAACGAGATCTATAAAGAAGTGGTTCAGATTGATACAGAAATTTCATCAATCAACAAACTAAAGTCTGAGGTTGAAGGTGGAATCAAATGTGAACACTGTGGAATTGAGTTAATGAACGCGGCAATTACCAATGCCAAAATCGCAGAACTTGATGGACTTATCGTGCATAAAACCACAAAAACAACACTTATGCAGGATTTATCCCGCAAAGAACAAAGTTTTGTTCAGTTAAAGAAGGAGTTTGACGAATATGAAAAAAACAAACTTGTTAAAGAAAAATATGAGATCTTAGTTGAAAGTTGTGATTTGAAAATAAGTGCGTTGAAAGACAAACTCAAAAGGTGGGAAGAGATCCAAGATAAGATTCAAGAAAATCAAAAGATTGATGGTCAGTTGATTAAAGCCGACTTGAGACTTGAAGAACTCGAAAGAGAAAAAACAAAAATTAATTCTGTGATTTCAGGTAACAAAGTTTCAATTACTTCGTTAGAAGAAAAGATTGAAAACAACAAAAAGATGATTGTCAAAATCAAAGAAGAAGAGGAAAGGGAAAAAATTTATAAAATTTATCTCGAGGCTTATGGTAAAAATGGAGTTTCAAAAATAATAATGAAAACCATGATGCCACTAATTAATTCCGAACTTCAAAGACTTATGGAAGATTCTTGTTACTTCAAACTTGAAATTAGAATCAACGATAAGAATGAGGTTGAGTTTATGATGATTGACAATAGTACTGGTATTGAAAAACTTATGACAAGTGGTTCGGGTTATGAAAAAACAATAGCATCACTCGCTCTTAGATCGGTACTGACTAAGATTTGTACCTTACCAAAACCTAATCTTGTAGTTATGGACGAAGTTTTTGGAAAGATATCAAATGAAAATTTAGAAATGGTATCAGAATTTTTTATCAAGATTAAAGATTATTTTGAAAAAGTTTTTGTAATTTCGCATAATCCACTAATCAATAATTGGGCGGACAACATAGTTAAAATCAAAAAAGAAAACAACATTTCGAAAGTACTTAATTAAATGAATTATCTATCTTGGGAAAACATAGAATCTGTTTGGAATGAATATTCCGAGTGGTATAATCAGGAAGAACTCGAATCGAAAGGTATAGTTTTATTTCCTAAACCTAATGTTATAAATAAAAGTGTATCACAAACCACATTTGCTTTTCTTTTTTTATGGATTAATTTGGGTCAAACTGTTTCTAAAGCAGAACTTACGGATGGGTATAGACATTTGTTTCCTGAATATAGAAGTGATTTCCAAGCGGGAAGGCACATAGGAAATAGGACTGGGTATAATATATCTAATTATCATCATGGAATTAGGGGATATTCTTTAGTTGACAAAACATATACAGAATTTATACTGAGAAAAAGTGAGACGCTCACCGAACAGGAATGGGCAACTCTTAAATCTCAATATCATTTTGAATGCGCTTGTTGCGGGTCAAAAGAAGGTGAACCTATGAGTAGAGCAAATGGGATTTGTAAACTAGAAAAAGGACATATGGATCCCGAGTTACCATTAGACCTCTCTAATACCATACCCCAATGTCAATATTGTAATGGGGCCTCTAAAGACAAAAGGAAATTCAACAAAAAAGGTGAAACAATTGCATTAAAAAATAAATTTGATGGTAATTGGGTTTATTGTTAGTTTATTTATTATATTTGTAGAACATTTTAAAATCACATATGAATTACTTACTTTTTGTTTATTTTGATAGTACAGTTGAAAACTCAGAAATCACAACTAATGAAATTGCAACACGAATTGCCGAACAAATGTCTTCAAAAGAGGCTAAATTTATGTTCGGAGACAAACATGCAATTTTTCATTTTGCGTCAGATTTGACAATCACTGAATTTGCAGATTGGATCAATATAATTAATGATGAACTTGACTGTTTTCAGTACTTTTTAGTTCCAAAACCAAAAAGTAATGAATCAAACATGCCAAAAGACAACCTTAAACATTTATTGTCGTTGAGAAAAACCAAACCAACAAAGCACAAACCAACACCACCAAAAATTAATTACGAGTTTAAACCATCAAAAGGTGAAGAGTCTTTTATGGACATTGCAGACCTATTACTCAACTTGAGAAAACCAAAAACTTGTAACATGACACTAGATGAGTTGTTAGACAAAATTAGTATCAATGGTATGGATTCATTATCTGAGATTGAAAAACAAAAGTTAGACGAATATTCCAAAACACTATAATTATACATATATGAAGGACAAAAACACAGGTGCACCTATCAATCAAGAAGAAATTGCTCACTACCTTAAAGACATCAGAAAGATTAAGGTAATGACCGCAGAGCGTGAAAGAGAACTAGCAAAAAAAATGAAGTCAGACGACACACCAATGTCGGAAAGGAAACGAATTGAACAAGAATTGATTCAGGGTAATCTTCGTTTTGTGATCACGGTTGCAAAACAATATCAAAATCAAGGACTTGATTTGTCTGATTTAATTGCTGAGGGTAATCTTGGTTTAATGAAGGCAATAAAAAACTTTGATTGGGAAAAAGATTTACGATTTATTTCTTACGGAGTGTGGTGGATCAAACAGTCAATAATTCAGTCACTAAACGATAACGCAAGAACAATTCGACTACCGGTTAATGTAGTGCAAGATTTACATAAAGCTAAAAAAGAAGTAGAACAGTCAGGAAAAAAACTTGATGATAAATTCTCGACACTACCATCAATTATCGATCTTGATATGAACATCAATGAAGATGGTGATACACTCTTAGATATGATTGAAAATAAAGATGCTGAGTTGCCTGACGCTGTGTTTGACACTAAAGATATCTTAAAACAAAAACTTGTTGGATTGTTGGATGTGTTAGACGATCGTGAAAGAATTATAGTTGCGGATTACTTTGGGTTAACAGGAACGCCCCGAACATTAGAAGATATCGGATCAGACTTCGGATTGACGAAAGAACGAGTTCGTCAGATTAAAGAAAAAGCTTTACGAAGACTACGAAACGAATCTTCCGAATTGTTTGACTATCTATAAAAAGGGTTGAACCGAGATTACCCTTATAACTCGGCAGAAGGTGCCTGAAGTCACCAAGGTGCAACTCCTCAATTCTATCTATACGGTAGGATGAAACTACACTCCCCCACTGGTACCGGTGGGGGTTTTATTATTTTAATAGGGTTTATATTTGACCCCAATTCAGTTATTTTAATATTTATCTAATAAACTGAATCAATGAATAAAAAATTTTTACCTTGGTTTTTGTTGTTTTGTGCAATAGGACTATCAGGAACTGCGGCTTATTATAGTGTCGTAGGTTTATCAATAATTTTCTCAGCAGTCGCTCTTCCTGTTATTATAATGGGATCTTTTTTGGAAATTTCAAAAATCGCGATCGCAACTTATCTTCATGACAAATGGAAGGAAACATATGGTATACTTAAAATATATCTAACAATAGCATTAGTAACCCTTTCTATCCTTACTTCGATAGGTATATATGGTTTACTATCAACAGGGTTTCAAAAAAACATCGCAGGACTTGAGATTAATAATAAAAAAATTGAAAACATAGAAATCAAAAAAACAAGATTTGAGGAAATAAAAGGGGAATATCAAAAAGAAAAGGAATCTTTAGATAAAGACATAACAAATCTAAGAAACGCGCTTTCAACAAACACTACAACTCAAACGGTAGATAGGACCACAGGTCAAGTGATTACAAGGGCTAATGGCGGTAATAGAAAGGCATTTGAACTACAGTTGAAAGTGGCACAGACCAGTAAAGACACCATTTCAAAAAAAATAGAATACTTAAATGATAGTATTACAAAATTGGATTTACAAGTTTTAGATCTGACATCACAGGAAATAGAATCAGGAGAATTAGGAGCTATAAAATATTTGAGCGAAATTACAGGTTGGGATATCAAAAAAACGGCAAACTTTTTTATTCTTACATTAATTTTTGTTTTTGACCCGTTAGCAATAGCACTTGTAATTTCGACAAACCAAGCATTCAAAAATTTCAGAAGAAAAGAAGAAGACAAAGTTGAAGATTTTTATGATGAAATTGAAGTTCCAGAAAGTTATTTATACGATTTAACTAAACCTGAAGACATTACAAATTCAGAACCAAAAACTGTAGAAAAAGTAGTTGAGGTTGTAAAATATGTTGAAGTACCAGTTGAAGTGGTAAGAGAAGTACCTGTCGAAAAGTTAGTTGAATTGGTAAGGGAAGTACCTGTCGAAAAAGTAGTTGAGGTACCAGTTGAAGTCCCATTCAAGTACTATGTTAATGACAATGGACAAATATTTGACGACAAGGGTCAGATGGTTGACGAAAAACTATTCAACCAAAAGTTAGAAGAAATAGAAAAAAAAGTATTAAAATACACAAAATAATGTATGGAGATAATAGAAAAAATAAAACATTCAAATTTCTTAGAGGAAAAAGAAAAGTCTCAAATTCTTCTTACTCACACATCGAGAAACATTATTGATTATATGGTTTCTCTAAAATATAGATTTTCAGGGAACCCTCTCAAGTTACCTCATTATTTAGTTGATCGAGAAGGTAAAGTGATCAAAGTTATGGATGACATGAAAAATGGGAAATTCACAACAAATGAGAGGGTAAACGCCAAATCAATAGTAATTTGTTTGGAAAATTTGGGTTGGTTGGAAAAGGTTCCACTCAAAAATTATCATATTAACTGGATTGGTAATATTTATAAAGGAAATGTTGTAGACAAAAAATGGAGGGACTATTTTTTTTGGCAACCTTACACAGATCTACAGTTAGAAAAAACTGCAGAACTTTGTAAAAAGTTGTCCGAAGAATTTGAAATTAGTTTGAACTGTATAGGACATAATACCAAAGTGAAAGGAGTAGAGTCATTTTTAGGTATACTAACGAGATCTAACTTTGACGAGTTCACAACTGATTTGAGTCCCGCATTTGATTTTGAAAAATTTAAAAAACTGTTAGAAAATGAATAACTACGAAGAAATAAAAAAATTAGTTGATAGCTCTAGAAAAATATTTTCGAATATTAATGAGTCAACTAAATCCGAAATAAGAAAAAAATACTCATTACTCACAGAACAACCTGTAATGGAAAAAGACAGTATGGAAACTGCAAATGAAAAAAAAGATTCTGACGAGATAGGTAAAAAACATGATAAACAAAAGGGATATAAAATCCAAGGAAATGTTTTGATCTTACATGGGGAAAGTGAAGTTAACTTACAACTTACTACTGATGAAAAAAACGCATTTGTTGAAAGTGTTGACGAATTCAGGACGGGTGTTGCGGAACTTGTAAAATTTGATAAAATGAATGTTTTTTCTGAAAATGTTGAATGGTCAGGCCAAATTTTGGAATTGGATCTTGAATTCTTTTTTACAATCAACGAACCTAACGGAATTTACATCAATGGACAAATGATCAAAGTTGATGAAGAATATTTAGAAATGATAAACAAATTACAAACTTATTACGAAAAGTTCAAAATTAAGTGGAGTAAAATAGTGGCATCAAGACAGGAAAAAAAATGACAGAGTTTTTAAATAAAAATTGGAAATCTATTGTTCTCATCATTTTGGGTGGGATTTTTCTTTATTTGTTAGTGCGTGTTTTCACACCTATCAAAGACATGTCAGAACTCAACAAATATAAATTAGAACAAATAGACAAAAAAGTTCAAGAAATTAAAACACTTCAAAAACAACTATCTGATTCCATAGAATCATACGAAAAAAAAATCAAAGAGATTGATGAAAAAATATCAAACATCAAATTTGAAAAAAAACAAGTTAACAATTACTACATTCAAAAAAAAGAGGAAATACAAAACGCTAATAAAGGTCAAATTGATAGTTTGTTAAGGAAACGATATAACTTTTAGAATGAAAACAAAACTAATTATAATATTATTTTTTTTGGTTGGGTTCAATCTCTCGGCACAAAATTCAAAAAATGTAAAAGATACAAGTGAGGTTTGTATACCATACGATGTTGCAAAAAAAATGTTGATCGAGTTGAATGATTATGATAAACTAAAAGAATTAACAAAACTAGACAAACAAGAAATAATTGAACTAAACAATAAAGTTTTGTTTTTGGAAAAAATCAACCAATCTTGGGAACAAAAAGATTCGTTAAGTAATCAAATATTAATTAAAACTGAAGAAAAATTAGAAATTTATAAAGAAGAAAATAAAAATCTTGCAAAAGAAAATAAAAGACTCAAAACAAAAAACACATTATATAACATAATTTCAGGGCTCATTATAGCACCATTAACATACATTGCAATCTTTAAATAATGGCTTTAACATCTGCAGAAAAAAAAGAGATAGAGGTTCTCATCAGAAAAGAAATAAAAGACTTTTTTGATTCAAGTAGCGCCAAACAGTTTGAAAAAAAACTTTTAGATAAAGTTTCTGAAGATATGAATAAAGGCGGACTGAAAAAAAATGTAAAAGATATTGTAATTAAATCCTTCCAAGAGTACTTTACGGTGATGTATCAACAAAGAGGTTTTTGGGAACAAAAATTCAGAAATATATAATGGAAACAAATGTTACAGGCAAATTGAAAGACGCAATCACTTCTAAATTTACGGGGTTACCACCTGATGAAAGGAGAAATGCGATCCAACAAATTGAAAAGTCAGAACAAATGGAGGAAACTTCAGAAAAAAAACACTACACAGAATTTTTGAAAGATAAAAAAGACATCGTTGATGTTTATAAGATTATTAAAAGTCCCAAACACTCAGTAAGAGAAAAAAGAACCAAAATTAAAGAATTCCTCAAAGACCCCGAAGAACTAAATAACTTCTTCAAAAAAATATTAAATACCAATACGAAAAAAAAAGAAGAAAATACTGAAGCAACAGGGGCAGCTTCCGCAGGTGGATATAGTATGCCATTATTTTCATCCGAATCTGAATCATCAGTTGCAAAAAAGGATATAATTAAAACTGTTAGAGAACAAGTTGAAAAAGTTGAGGCGACTGAAGCAACATCATCGGCATCCGCTGGTCAGTATTCACAACCAGCAATTTGGGCAAAGTCGATGAGTAAAAAAAATTGGAAAGGAGCTTCGACAAAATACATGCCGGGAGCTAAAAGAGTTCAAGTAAAGAAAAAATGTAAAAAATTTCCTTATTGTAATCAAGGAGATATAAGGGCTCTGAAAATATTTGAAAATGAGTCTGTCCAAAATGCTATTGATAGTGTCTCGAGCAGTTACAATATTGATAGAAATTTTATTTCGGAGATTATATTCAACGAAATTAGAAAAAGACAAAAATAAAGATATTTATAAAAAAAAGTAAAAATGGACAAAAAAGATTATATAGCAAGAACTTTCAGAAAAATTTTGAAGGAAGACCTACAAGAAAAAGCCCACTCTCTTATGAACAAATTAAATTTAGATAAAGAAACAGATCTTTATTCAGACAATTCTTTTGATTATGTGCAAGAAGGTAAGGGTATGTGTGAGTCGTGTGGTGGTGAAATGAGAGAAGGTGAGTGTTCGGAATGTGGATATAGAAACGAGGCTGAAATTATGGAATTAGGTGGAATGGAAGATGGTCACCCAAGATTTGGTAACAAAAATCTAAATAAAATGACTCGTAGAGAAAAAGAAGATTTGATGAACGATAGATCATATGAAATGAGATCAAAAAAATTTGATGATGACTTTGAAGAAATTTCATTCTCAGATTATGATGATGATTCAGATCTTAAAAAATCGCGTAGTAAAAAAAGAAAACATAATGATGATACTGAAGATGTTGAGTTTGATCTAGAATTAGATGAAAGTTGGTATTCACATGATGAATATGAGAGAATGCGTAATTTAGGTGATGAAGATGAATTACAGGCATATCAAGACAAACTTGTAAGTGGTGGAGAGAAAGAAGATGATGATGATGATGAAGATTATGGTTTGAATATACCTGACGATATGCCCTCCTATAAAACTAAATACCGATATCGTGAAGAAGATGAAATAACAGAAAAACTTCATGGTAAACAACATAAGTTAGACAAAAATAAAAATGGTAGACTTGATAAAGAAGACTTCAAAATGTTGAGGAAACAACAAGATGAGGAACAACTTTATGAAGTTGAATTTGAAAAAGAAGGTGAAACTGAAGAAGGTAATGCTTTTACAGGTATGTTGAAAAAAACACCTAAAGGGCATTCCTTCAAATTAGGTGGTAAAGAATATAAAGACAGATCTTCACTTGAGGAAAAATGGAATAAAGAAGTTGATGTTAAACAAACGGGTGAATACTCTGACATGTCAATTGAAGAATTGAACGCGGCTATTAAAAAACAAAAGGCTAAAAATGACAAAACAATGGATTCAGGGAAAAAAGTTTCACACGCCGACAAAACAAAAATGAGTCAGTTATATTTTGCTAAGAGAGCTAAACAAGGTTGGAAAGAAAAAGGTAAAGCTAAAGTTACTGAATCAATTCTATACACAGAATCAGATTTGATTGATTTAATTGAAAAATTAGTCATCACAGAAAAAAATTCTTTCAAAATGAAAGAACCAAAAGGTTATAGAGAATATGAAAGAGTACACAAAAATGACAAAAAAGAAAACGAGGATTATTTGAAGCTTGTCACAAAAAAAATGACTGACTATTTGAAAGATATGTCTTCAGATAAAGACTCTAAATACGAGATGAAAGGAACACAAAAGTTCCCAACTGAAAATGGTGGTCTTAATGCTAAAAGAAAAAAATATACACCATCACAAGCTGTAGACGATTATATTGAAGCATTTTCATATCCTGGTCAAACAAATTTAGTTTATGATGAGATTAAACCAAATGATGAAATGATTGAAAAACAAATTAAAGGTCATAGCACCAATGGTAATGCTCAGGTTGACAAAGACGGAAATGCGTTAGGTAATGTTGTTCCAAGTAAAACTGGAGATAGATTTTACAAAAACTTTGAAGAAAATCTTTATGGACAAGAACAACAAGATGCATCATATAAAAGACAACCTCAACCTGTTGATCAAGCTGGCGAAACAACCGAAAGAGGATCTTTGAAATCAAAAAGAGGTAAAAAAACTTCTAAATCAGTTTTGAACAAAGTTGAAGAATCTGTAAATTCAAAAAAAGAAAATCAATTAAATGAGGAATTCGATAGAATGCAAAAATTGATGGACTATAGTAGAAAAACTCAATAATTTACAAAAAACTCTATACCCCTATAATTATCCATAGTTAGACATGACTATGGATAATTTTTTTAATTATATCACCAAAAATTTAGATCCCGAAGAAGTTGACATTTGGTTTCGTGTTAATAATATAATACCCGAAAAAATGGAATTATATTATGATTTATCATTCAGTCTTTTTTTTCTTATAAAATCAACATATTTGGGAAGTTCAGAAAATAGTACAGAAACTAAAGTAGAAATGACAACTGAAGACAATAAAAAACATTTCGAATGGTGTTGGAATAAAATATTAGATAACTTCCAAAAGGAAAATATATCATTCGAAAAAGAAGGAGAACATAAAGATTACTTTTATTCACTTTTCCAAGAAATATATTACAACCAACAAAAAGAAGTAGTTCGTAACTCCATAGACATTTTCTTCAATGATTTATTCAATCGAGAAAAACCATTCACTCAAGTTGATTTAGATTTAATATATAATATCTACAAAACACTTGATAAAAATCTTGTACTATAACCTTTACATTTAGAGTATAGATTCTAACTTATCATTAATAAACCATAATTTTTATTAAAAATGAGTAGTACAATTGAACAAATCAAAGAATTGACTGAACAACTCAGTGTTGATGTTAATAAATTTTACTCTGGTAACAAAAGTGCAGGAACTAGAGCAAGAAAGTCATCACAAGACTTAAAAAATTTACTCCAACAGTTGAGATCAGAAATTTTAGAAGAAAGAAAAAAGTAATCAGAGATGTTTAAATTGGATATTTTTTTTCTGTTCGTTTTCGTTTTGTCAATACTTTACGCAACGAACCTTATACTGATTTTTGTAAGATCAATTTTCAGTGATGAACCTAAACAAATAACTTTTAGTACTTGGGAAAAAATATCCAATTACTTTTTCCTTTCCTATCTAATAACTTATCTTTTTACTTAAACACAGAATGTATAACGAATTCAAAGACATATTTACATATTTAGTATCAATAAGAAAATTAAAAAATTATTTGAGTGTTGATATAGAATTTCCATCTACTTGGAAAATACCAAAAAGATTTGTTGAGGAAGATAAAATTGTGGAAAACAATAAAGTTACCGATGATAAAAGATTTTTTTCTTTCGTAAGTGAGTTCAATCAGGTAAACTTAGACAGAACTGTAAATAATATAAAAAACATAATATCTTACAACAAAGAAATTGAGTTAAAAGAAAGACTACTTAAACAAAAAATAGACGAACTGAAAAGACTTTTTGAAGGCGGAAAACTTGAAAGTTTACAAACACTAAAATTTGAATTATTTGAAGAAAAATTGAATGATGGAGAAGAAGATTTCAATGAGAGAGGAACAGGCGATGGAATGGCTGAAAAGTGAAGTGGAAAAAGACAAAGTTGAGTTAGAAAAACAAAAAAAAGATTTAATTGAATCTATTAAACAAATTGATAAAGAAAAAATTGTCAAACCTGTTACTAAAAAAACATTATGGGAGAAAATCAAGAAAGTCCTATTAACATAATAGAAAACTTAGCTTTGGTCACTGATGCGATGCAAACGCTTTTCCCTCAAGGTAAAATGATTTGTGTTTATGAATTAAATTCTGAAGACTATAAAAAAGTACAAAGTAACTTCAGAAAAATAGATAATAATTTTAATAGGTTCTCAGTAGACATGTCTGGTACGGAACATGTATTTATTAATGTAGATTATGTACCTCCGATCGAAGAACCAAAAAAAGAATATCAAAACAAAAAATCACTAAGAAGTAAAATACTATCTTGGTTTAAAAGTAGTAGTTCTTCTGTAAAGTAATTTTTTTTCCAAACCCATATCACTCAAAATATCATAAAGATATTTTTTTTGTGATTTAGAAGTGTCATTGACAATAATACAATCCATTCTATTTTCAGAAATTAAATAATCATTTAACTCTTTTAAAAATCGATTTGACTCAATTTCATTTTTAAGTGAAAAAAGTTTAACATCTGAATCATTTTGTAAAACAACTTTGTTGTTTAATTTCGATAACAACTTTATTGACTTATCTTTAAGATATAGATTCATAAATTTTTCGAATGTAATTTTAGTTTTTAAATTTACATCATATAAACTTTCAGGAACTTTAAAAGGTTTTAGATCAATTACTTTGTAACCACTATCAATATCAACTTTAATTTGTCTACCTAATGAATCCTTTATAAAGTAACTTTCAAAATCCTCAATCGACGAACTTAATAATCCTAATTCGTAATCACAAGGAGACGCGTTTTCAACCGATTTTTCGAAAACCACTGAGTTACTCTCCTCAATTTTTTTTTGGAAAAAAAGTTTCGCACGATCCAATGTTTTAAACTTGTTTATTATTTTTTTTCTTTTTTTATTTTTAAATAAAACAATTAAATAATCCATAACTAAATTATACAAATCAAAAATAGTAAATGAATACTGAAAATCTATACGATGTTTTAGGAGTAAAAGAAAACGCCTCTCAAGAAGAAATTAAAAAAACTTATAGAAAGTTGGCTAAAGAAAATCATCCAGACGCAGGTGGTGACGAAAACAAATTCAAAAAAATATCACAAGCATATGATGTACTTGGAGATGAAAATAAAAGAAAAGAATACGATAATTCCAAAAATAACCCTTTCGGAGGAGGGTTTAATTTCAATGACGCTTTCAATTCTATGTTTGGGCAAAGAAGAAATACACAAAGACCAGTACATACTACAAATATATCCATACCAATTGGTGTTCTAACATCTTACAAAGGAGGAAAACAAAATATAACTTATCGTAGACAAAATAAATGTGAACCATGTAACGGTACTGGTGGTGAAAAAATTTCTTGTAGAGTTTGTAACGGATCGGGAATGGTTGTAAGACAGATGGGAAGTGGAATGTTTGTTCAGATTGTCCAAACACCTTGTGAAAGTTGTTCAGGTAGAGGATTCCATTTCAAAGAAATGTGTTTCTCATGTAACGGTAATGGTTCTTCCACCGAAATGAAAACAATAGAAATAAATTTACCTCACGGTGTAGATAATGGTCAATTTTTGAGGGTTAATGGTATGGGGGACTTCAAAAATGGTATTCACGGTGATTTGATTGTGAGAATTGATCTAAAACCTGAAAAAAACTTTGACAAATTAGGTAATAATTTGGTGTTTAACGCTTTCATGACTTTAGACGAACTACTTCAAGGATCAATCAATGTTCCACATCCTGAAGGTGCTTTAAATGTTAAACTACCAGAAAATATAGACACATCAATACCTTTGAGAGTCAAATTAAAAGGGTTTAGATTAGAAACTGTAGGAGATTTAATTATTAACCAATTTGTTAAGTTTTCGAAAACTAAAACATAGAAATTATATCTTTCACAAAAGATATGATTCCGTAAATTCCAAAAAAGGTGAATATAGAACCAAAAATTAAAACAAATCTTTGAGTATTTTTAACTTGCTTACTTTCATCACATGTGTGACATTTCACTTCTGTTGCTTTTTCTTTTTCCATACCTATAATTTAATTATTAGTTAGTTGAAAATAAATATCAAAAATAGTATATTAGAACTATGTTAAGTTATATTGGAGGAAAAAGTAAAATTGGAAAGTGGATTGTCCCTTTCTATGATAAGAATATGGAAGTCTATTTAGAGACTTTTGGAGGAATGTTTTGGTGTTTTTATAATATGGACCTCAAACAATTCCCAAATCTAAAAAAAGTTGTCTATAACGACTTCAATCCACTCAATTACAACCTATTCAAGTGCGTCCAAAACCCAACTGAATTATTAAGAGCAATTAATAATATTGATTGTCAAAAACAAGGTGTTGATATTACCCCTGAAATTTATCGTGAACAATTCGTAAGCTTTCAGGCTGAAATTTTTAATCAAGGTTTCAGCCTTGAACCTGGCGATTACGAGGTTGCTGCTAAATATGTTTATATTCTGACTCAGGTGTTTAGTGGATCAAAACCTGAGACATCCAACTTTATTGATCTTAAAGGAAAGTATAAATCGAAGTATCTTACATTTCGTGATAAGTTATCTAAACCCGAGTGGGTAGATCACTTTTTGAAAATTACCGATGTTGAGAATATGGACTTCTCCGATGTAATACAAAAATACGATTCACCTTCAACATACATTTATCTTGATCCACCTTATTGGAAAACAGAAAATTATTATTCAAATCATGATTTTGATAGACAGGATCATGAAAGGTTAGCAAAGGTTTTACATGGGGTTCAAGGTAAGTTTTCGTTATCATATTATGACTTTGACTTGCTCCATGAATGGTTTCCCGAAGATCAGTACACTTGGATAAGAAAAGAGTTTGCAAAAGCAGCAGCGGCTAAAAAGGGAGAGAAACAAAACATGGGGGAAGAATTACTTATCATGAATTACTAATTTTTTTATACATTCAAATATTTATTAAGAAATAATTATATATGTCACTTAGATTTACCAGTCTATTAAGAGATCTCATTGTTGAAAGTTCAAGATTTCAAGTACTTTTTGATAAGTTTGTAAAACCAAAAGAAAAGGGAAAAAAAGGTATCATGCCGTTTGAAACATTGTTGGCCTTGATTGCGGCAGACCCAACCTCAAAACTTCCGGAAGGGATGGATGTTAATAATCTTAAACCACAAGATATGGACCGAGTTAAGATCGGTAAATACACTCAGTGGTTATTGAAAAACTATGTAACACCAAAGTTACCTGCAGATCACCCATTAAATATTGTAGATCCTCAATCAGGTCAGTATAGATCAGCACTTAAACAATTCCAAGACTTGTTCATGGAAGATTTGTATAAAGTTACGACCAATCTACAGAAGTACGAAAGGTTTAAAAATAGACTACCACTAGAACTTCGTAACATCGACAATTTGACAATCGAAACACTTTATGACAATGTAAAAGATTTCAGTTTGGAAAAAACTAAAGCAACTAAAGAGGAGAAAAAAGAGGCTTCTAAAACATATGCTCACCCTGGTGCTGATATTGTTTATAGAGGTCAAGATTGGACTGTTGCTAAAATTTCAGACAAAGGACAACTTGGTAAAGACGCAGCTTGTTTTTATGGTGGATCTCACAGTGAAGGAAGAAGAGGAGAAACAACATGGTGTACATCATCACCAGGATTAAGTTGGTTTGATAGATATATTAATAGAGGACCTTTATATGTTGTAATTCCAAACAAACCAACAACATTCAAATCATACGGAAAAGAAACAGGTGAAGTTTCAGGATTACCAGCAAACAGATATCAATTCCACTTCCCTGATAATCAATTCATGGATGCTGACGATAGACAAATTAACCTTGTTGACTTCTTAAATACAAATGAGGAAGGACTAAAACAATTCTTCAAACCTGAATTCATGAAATCCTTAGCGGGTGAAAAAGGTGATAAAGTTGTTATTGATTACCCTGGCGACTCAGCGTCTAAGTTTGTTGCACTTTATGGGTTTGATGAGTTATTTGCAACATTACCTGAAAACCTTAAAAGATTTACATTCAAAAACTCGTCTAGAGGTGGTGACAATATAAGTCTAAACATCCCTGAAGATATCAGTAGATTCAAACAATTACAAGCACTTAACTTTGTTAATTGTATTGCGACACTTCCTGAAGCGGTTTGTCAATTACCTAATCTACAATATTTATCATTAGTTGATAATAAAAATCTACAAAGATTACCTGAGTGTATTGGAGATATGCCAAATCTAATGGTGTTAAATATACCAGGTGCTGAAGGTAAAAACATAATCCCTGATTCAGTTTTAAGAAGAGCTGATGAAGATGAAGACTTTAATTTATTTGTATAATATGAAAAATTTTTTAATAACAGAAAACGAAGCCGACAGAATTTTGAACATGCACAAGTTCTACACTTCAAAAAATTATTTAGTGGAAAATCAAGAACAAGAACTTGACGAATATGGAAGTGCATACTCTCAAGAAGATCTTGAAAATATGAGAATTCTTTACGATCAAGACCCATCTCAATTTGCCGACTATACTAAACAAAGACAAGATATGAAGTCTTATGATGAAGATTCACAATTTTCGGAACTGTTGGAAATTATTATGGATTATTTGGATGAACATCCGAATGATGCACCTCGTTTGAGAAAAATGTTAAACACATATACTTCAAAAATGTTTGAACAATAATATTACTTTACAATTAATGTAAAACCCACCTTGATCGGTGGGTTTTTTGTTTTAGAAGGTATTTATTATTATGAAAATCATAATCACGGAAGATCAGTTACATTTAATCAACGAGGAATATAAAAGAGATCGTTGGGATGCTGAGTATCGTGACGAATACCCAAAGTATAAAAAGTTGTTTATAAAGATGTTGAAACAAGATGTTGACGATTCTTATGAAGGGCATCAATCTATACAATTAAAAAATGCTGATGGTGATATTTTATTTATTCATATGTTGGGGTCTAAAACCTTATACTATAATTATTCGATTGAAAATGAGATTGAGGAATCAATACCTAATCACATAGTATCAAGACATATAAAAAATGCTGTATATGACTACTTCAAAGAATTGTTCCCTGATGTAGAGATAAAAGAGGTTACTGGTGCAAACATAGGATGATGAAAATAATAATATCAGAAAGACAACAAAAACTAATAACAGAAAATATAACCGAAGAAAATCTTCGTAAGTTGTGTTATAGTGTTTGGGACAAACAAAAAAAGATGGGTGAAGAACCTCATCTTGATGATGTTATTTATGATATTTCAGGAATAAAAAAAAACACAACCGAAGATTTTACAACAATCAGACCTATTTGGTATAGATATAACGGTGGATTTAATAATCTATATGGAAAACTAAAAGAAGAAGTTCTAGGAAATACTTTTGATCTTGTTGTTCCTGAACTAGATTTAGAAACTTCAGTTAAAGTTATTGATGTGACTAATACCGCAATGGGTGGTTATAAGTATGATGTTGCTGATTTACAAATAGACATTGACGGTAACGGAACAGTAAGTTATGAGTTTCTTGATCCTGAAACCGAAGAACAAAGTTTAGTTAATGGAAGTCTTTGGGACGCTCTTTTCGAAGCTCAACAAGCCTATGAAACAGGAGACTTTTTTGGTGGTCTAAACTATCACTGTTATAATTTTTTCTACAAATTATTAGAAAAATATGGAATTCCTATTGATGTGGAAGTGGAATTAGAAAATTTAGATTAGTATATTTAACAACATGGGACCAATCGTAAAAAAAATAGACCAATATTTGAAAACTGAAGGACTTTCACAAGAAACACTTTTAGTTTTAGAAAATCTTCAAAAGGAGATCAAACCCTTAGAAAAACAAATAGTTAACTCTTCTTACGATCAGGGTTATACCGATAAAGAAAGAGGTAAAAAACCTGTTTGGGACCAACACTCATCAAAATACAACAACTACTTCAAAACGGACGCATTTGGAAAATAGAGTTTAATTTCGTATCTTTGTAATATGGAAGACTTAAATAAACTTGAACTACCCGAAATCAAATCACTTTGTAAACAATACGGAATTGGTGTTGTAGGTGATAAAAAAACTTTAATCAAAAAACTCAAATACTTTCTTGACCCAATTGAAGATGTTTTGAATACACATCCTGGAAGAAAAATACCTAAAGACAAAAAAATTGTTGGGGTTAAGGTTACAAAACAAGCCGATATTAATTCTGTACTAAAGAATAAAGGACAATTCTTATATTATTCTTTAGGTTATCAGTACTATATGGTGCCTGAATAAAAAACCTTGATATTTATAAAAAAAAACTAAGATGAAAAAACAAATTATAGAGGAAATTAAAGATATCAAATATCTATTTAATTACAACAGAGGTAGAGTTATATCTGAACAAGAAAAATTTGAGTCAGACAATTTGGAAATTGATGACACGGATATTGAAGATTACGAAGATGAGGACGAAGATTTTAATTATTTAAAAGGTGAAATGGATGAAGAGTTTGACATGCCAACCATGTCACCGGGGACAAAAGAAAAAGAAAGAATTAAAATTGATCCGGGAACTAAACCTAAACAACCTAAGACTCCTTACAAACCAAAACCAGGTCCAAAACCTGATCCCAAAGCCAGAAGAAAAAGTGACATGCCAGATTGGTTGACCTTTGATGAACTTGGAATAGAATTTGAATAACATGAAAAATATCAAAAAGAAATTATATACGGAAGGAATTTCCAAAAAAGAGTTCATCAAATTGATGGAAGCACCAATTGACTACGAAGGTCCTGAAAGAATGGCTGGTGATGTAGAAAGAAAAATATTAGGGAAACAAACACCCTATTCTAATTTTCCTGCAATGCCAAAAATGGATAGAGACTTTGTTGAATTGGTATCATCAAAAAGATTTAAAGACTCTGTTGAAAAA